ATCTCGATGCTTACAAGAAGTTCGAGAACCGCTGCATCCCAGAGGATTAAGGAGGCATGACTTATGAGCAACAGTTCTCTCGTCAGCTACACCCGAATCTCTCCCAACCGCACGATCCCCCGCAACCATGCCATCGACAGGGTTACTGTCCATTGTACGGATGGACAGCTCTCCGCCGCTGGATTAGGCAGCACCTTTGCGCCGCCGTCAAGACGGGCATCCTGTAACTACGGTATCGCCAAGGACGGCGCAATCGTTTTGATTTGCCCGGAGAAAGATCGGTCCTGGTGTTCCTCCAGTCCTCCCAATGACCATCGAGCCATTACCATTGAGGTGTCTAGTGAGCACGTCCACCCTTACAAGGTCACTGATGCTGCGTATCGGTCCCTGCTGAATTTGCTGACGGACATCTGCCGTCGCAACGGCAAGACGAAGCTGCTCTGGTTCGGAGACAAGGCGAAGACCCTGGCCTACTCCCCGAAGTCCGGTGAGATGGTCATGACGGTCCACCGCTGGTTTGCCAACAAAGCCTGCCCTGGTGACTACCTGTACAATCTGCATCCTCAGATTGCCGCAGAGGTCAACCGGCGGCTGGCCGGAGGAAGCGCCTCCACCGCCGTGCCCACCACCTCCACGCCGAAGCCTGCAAGCGGCAAGACGGTCCGGGTGACTACTGCCCGTCTGAATATCAGACGCGGCCCCGGTACTGACTATCCCGTCTGCGGGAAGATTACCGACAGAGGAATCTACACCATCGTTGCGGAGAGTACCGGCATCGGAGCCTCCAAGTGGGGCAAGCTCAAATCCGGCGCAGGCTGGATTTCTCTGGACTATACACAGAAAGTGTGATAGACTGCATTTCAGTATGTGGGACTATTTTGGCACTACAAAGCGCAGAACGTGTCGGATGGTACGGAATGAGCGGAAAAATGCTATCCATATCGTACCGAAAAATCACTCAAAAAACTCAGTGTCACACATGGGGCACTGAGTGGGAGTAATGAATAAAAAGCCGGGAGCCCTTGATTTTCAATGGGTTCCCGGCCTCTTTTTTCATTTGTGGGACTATTTTGGTACTACGATTCCTCTTTTTCTGTTTTTTTCCGCTTGTGGGCATCTTCCAGCATGAGATCATCCAGTGCCTTTACAGCCTCTTGGCTGGTATTCGGGTACAGGTGCCCGTAGGTTCTCAATGTTGTCTGTACATCCTCATGACCTAGCCTTTCAGATACTAGCAGGATAGGAACTCCAAGATGGATCAGGAGAGAGGCGTGAGAATGCCGAAGGTCATGCAGACGTATTTTCGGAATGCCACTAGCTTCGCATCCTAGCTGTAGCTGCTTTCCAAAGTAGTTCTTAGAAAAAGGGAACAGACGGTCATCCGGGTCAGGCTCATACAGGGCATCTTCATAGGCTTTTATTTCTGCGCATAGTTTCTCAGGGAGAGGAACTTCCCGGCGGCTCTTTTGCGTCTTAGGCTCTGTGATGACTTCCTTCCCCTCTATCGACTGAAAGGATTTTGTGACAGAAAGAGTCCTTTTCTCCAGGTCTATGTCTGCTGGACTAAGGGCCAGCAACTCCCCTATCCGCAGTCCTGTCCAGAAAAGGATAGACAAGCCGACTCTTCCCGGCATCTTGGGCACATGTTGGATAAAAGCGTTAAACTGATCGACAGTCCAGAAATTCATCTCGTCTGCATCCTTCTTCCCCATGGACCCTGCTACCCGAGCCGGATTAGAGCGGAGATCATAGAACTTCACAGCATAGTTGAAGATGGCAGACAACTGATTATGGATCGTCTTCGCATAAGTAGGAGCAACGCCAGAAGCAAGAATTTCTGACTGCCATTTTCGCACGTGAGCAGGGGTAATCTCATTCATCTTGAGTTTTCCGAAAAAAGGCAGTATCTTTTTGTCAATCAGGTACTTTTTCGTGAGAACCGTATTCCTGCGAAGACGTGTTTCCATATCTTCCATATAGATTTTTTCCATAGACGCAAAGGTCATATCGCAGGAGCGCGAAAGAGAGGCCAGAAATTCTGTTTCCCATTCCAAAGCTTCCCTTTTGGTCTGGAATCCTCTCTTCTTCTTTTTCTTTCGCTCACCGTTCCAGTCCGTGTAATAGAAAGAACAGTACCATGACTTTCTTTCTTGGTCCTTATAAGCAGGCAAGAAAACACCCCTTTCCGAAATAGCGTCAGAGGCCCCAAATTCGCGCTGAGAGGGCCGCAGGCTTCCGGGAGTATCTTTTTCCCGTGTTGCCGATAAAAACAGCGTAGAGCAAAGGGAGTCGCGCAGGGCGGTGTCTCTACGACTCCCTGACGAGATCAAACGCGATAACGCAGCGCGACGGCCTGTAACCTCACCTGCTCAGACTGCTGATAGTCCATGATAAGCTCAGAAACCTCCTGAGAGGCGTTGAAGTCCCCTGCATCTACGGCTTTTTGGTACTCTCTTTGATAGGAAGCCAGGACCCGCGCCCGTTCTCTAGCACACTCAGGACAGAGACCTGAAATGAGATCGGCGCAGTTGTGCAGGCTTCCGCAACTTCGGCAGGCTTTATAACCCATGTTCATCTGAACGCCCCCTTTGATTACTCCCTTCATTCGCGCGCGCGTAGGAGAGAGTATGATGATGATATGTTTTAATAAAAGTTTTATTAAATATGTATCGCTTGTAACCTTTGCAATACTGCAAAAATGGAGCCTCCAAAATTGCAATACTGCAAAAATGACCGGCTCATTATTGCAATACTGCAAAGATTACAAAACGGTAACAGGTGGAATGATGCGGTTTTCCACAGCCTTTTCCACATCGAGACTCCGTCACTTTTTCTTCTGCTTCTGTCTGGCCCTCATCCTGGAGTTTGCAGCAGCTACGATTTGGGAGGCTTCTTCTGCATCCTTCCCCTGCGTAATCTCCACCCGGAGAATTTCATCCCGCAGCATTTCCCGAAGCTTGCTGTCAGTAAGCTGCACCGAAGGGAAATGCCTCTGAACAGATCGGCGGATCGTCGTAACCATCCAGTCATTCAGGAGGACTTGTCCGACGATGTAGCGGTTAATCGTGCCGCGACGGGAGAACATGGTATCCAGAACCTCATTTCCATCTGCGGAAAAGGATTCCCGACAGAGACCGCATAGCAGCGAAATATGATCTGGTTTGTTGGCATCCAGTTCGCAGAAGTTGAAGTCATAGACCATGATGTGCTCAACCGGCTTCGAGAAAACTACACGATAGATCATCCAGTGAATCCCGTTGGTCAGCACCACCCATTCAATCCCTGAGTTGCAGGCATAGCCAACCGCCTGTAAGACGTGCTCTTCACGGAGTTTTGTAAAGACTGATTTGCACTCCACCAGCAACTTGACTTCCCCGTCAATCTTGATTGCCAGGTCGCAGAACTGCCGTTTTATCAGAAATTCTGATGTGATATTCTCGTATTTGTCATAGCCGAACACTTCCGCAAAGATGTCGGTAATAATCATGACGGTATCTCTCTCGTTCCGTTCCGTTGCCAGTGCCCTTTGCAAGACAGGCTGAAACTTTGCCAGGCCCAGAGAGATTCTTTCCCAAACAGCATCAGAAATCATAGTCTTTTCCCCTTCTCAAAGTCTACACGGACTAACTCGCCTGTGTGGCGTCTTCCGCTTCTTCCTTCTTATCCCCAGCAAGCGGAGATACCATTTCCTGCAAACGTCCTATCAAAAGGACCTGTTCTTTGTATGGTAGCTGCTCATACAGCGCCAGCATTTCCCGCCCGTTCTCGGAGATTTCCGGGACGGGCGCTTTTTTTGTTTCTGCGTCTCGAATATCCGTGCGGCCAAGCAGGAAATCAACGCTTGTATTAAAGTGGTCAGCCATAAGACACAGAGCCTCGGCTGATGGTTTGGCACGACCACGTTTCCAATCAGAAATGTTACCCGTGGAGATACCTGTTTCCTTTGATAATTTTACCTTTTCCCCCCTTGCATCAAGCAAAGCAAATAAGTTCGTCAGATTTAACAATTTGGATACCCCCTGTTATCGGAAATGTAGAATCTCGAAAATTCGTCCGTTTATATTGAAATCTCGAATATTCATGGTATAATATAAATACAAGGTAAAAATACCACGAAATAACGAAAGGAGCCGGTTATGAGGATCAGCAAGCAGGAGATCATCGGTCAGCTGGAAGAGTCCGTCATGAACATCACTGACCAGGTGGAAGAACTCAGCAAGGCACTGGAGGAGATCGGCGCGACTCAGGCGCTCGACACCATGAGAGAAGCAATCAAACTCATGGAGAATGGCATCAAGAGCATTGAGAACAACGAAGGAGGAACCAACATGAAGACCCCGAAGATTACCGAAAACAAGCATTGGTCACCCGCCAGTGTCCGCAATGCCTGTATCGACAACGACCTCTACACCAGAGGTGACAACGAGGACTACGAGCACATGCTCGATTGGGTCAGCCGCCTTTACCCGAACGTTGAGAACCTGTACTTCATAGCTGAAGACATCGTGAAGCACAGTGCAAATCAGACGGTCACCAACGTCATGTTCATCCTGGCAAACGATGCGGTGTTTACCACCTTCGAGATCGACGGAAGAGATGATGCTTAATCGTAACAACCGACAATAAGGCGTCTGAGGGGCATCCGCCGAACCAAAAGCCCCATCCCATAAATCAAAATGCAGGAGGTTGTACGTATGATTACCACGAAAGAACAGGAACGCAAAGCTCTGGCTCAGATTCGCAAGATCGTTGAAGACCTTGGAGAGGATAGCTACATCGGGATGGCATTCGAAGGGTGCTTCGAGATTGCTGAGGATAACATCGAGAACGACTTCGGATGCAGCATGAAGCAGAGAGCTGAGTCTGCTGAGAAGAAGGTCGCTTCCTTGGAACTGGACAACCGGGACCTTCGGAACGTCATCAAGCAGGTCAAGCAGGATTGCGCAAATGCTGAGAGCAGCATCCTCAACACTGAGGAGATCAACTCCATCATCGGCATTCTCTCCCAGGTTCGGATTGAATCCGCTGAGATTGCAGGCAAAGCCGCACAGCGCATCGTAGAGTTGGCCGAGACACCGGGGAGCGAGGAGTTCCGTGAGGCCGTCCGTGATAACCGGGACGGAAAGAAACGGATGGAGACCTGTGAAAAGCTCGTCAGGAGACTGGCTGAACTCCACAGATAAAGGCAGAAACCAATAAGCTGCCCTATCGGCCAGACGGGGAGAAAGGGACGCCATGGACTATTTCATTGAATGGATCCCGTGGATGGGTGCATACAGGCTTTATGAAGGCGGCGAATATGGCCGCGTTGGCTGGACAGTAGCGTATCTGGACAGTTTGGATGAAGCGAAGCAGAGGGCCCAGAAAGACGGCGACAAGCTCACTTATATCGACGAGAACAATTTCCATCACGTTTTGGTTTGATGATACGCGCCCGCCCCGGAGGTCACGAGGGCAGAAAGGAAACGCCATGAAACAGGTACTTGTATTCGAGGCTCAGAGAGAGGGCTACAGCATCGACCAGGTTGGAAATGCCGTAACCGTCAGAGAACTTCGGGATCTTCTGGAGGACATGGACGATGATATGGAAATCATCCTGTCCCATGATAACGGTTATACGTATGGGACGTTGAGCCGGACAGCTTCCATCCGAGAGGAGCACAAAGGCGAGTATGGTCCCGAGTACGAAGAGATCGACGACGCATACATGTGAGGATGGTAACTCAAGGGAGGGCACCATGAAAAAGAGAGTGCGGACCTATTACCGTATCGGGTATCGCTTCCCTGACGGGGAAGAAAACTGCATCGGAAGCATTTCGGCATCTGCACCAAAAACGTCCATTGAGCAGTTCATTCGAGAAATCGAGGAAGAGTACGGAGAAAAACCGGAAGTCTGGAAAGTGCGGACCATGATCTGATGAGAATGGAGGATCACCGTGAGATATGTGAAAGACTGGCGACATGCCAAAGAAACCCTGATGAAGGAGTGGGCCGAAGCCGTAGATGTGATGCTGAAACATCAGTTGCGGTGGAGTGACCATGAGTGCCGGTTTTATTCCGGCTCAGAGCAAATCAACGAGTATATGTCGGCTCATAACTACAGAATGATCAACGAGTTTGAACGGCGCGGTGGTTTCGGCATGGAGGCCAGAATGCTAGCAATGGAATACTACGTAAGAACCAGGATCACCGGAAGAGCGAGCTAAACGCCTCACCTCAGGATAAATCAAAACGGCTGCCCCGGCCAAATGGGGAGAAAGGAAGATCACTATGAAAAGAAATGCGAACATCATTCCCCTCCCCACACGGGGAACTATTGCCCTGCCTCAGCGCTGCCCCCGGCCCATGACTGCAGTAGACAAGGCAAAGGCCAAGCTGGACCCCCTGCTGATGGCCCGGATTGCCGGGGTCCTGGTGGAGCCGAACAAGACGAAGTGAATCAACCTTGAACCGACAGCTTACAGGAGGACGATCATGTATAACGGAGAGTATCACACCGAGCGCCTGTATCAAGGCAAACCAATCATCATTGACCTGGCAAGGCTTCCGGGCCTTGCAGGACCTATTTTCGAGGTCATGGCAATGACAGAGCGAGGCCACGAACTGGAATGCACCAGGCATTTCGATTTCCAATCTGCGGAAGCATCGTATAAACGGATGCTTATGGAGTACCCGGAAAGCTGCGCTCCCCTGTTCGGGAAATACGCCAAGTTGAGAGATGACCTGCGCGTTGCAATTCAGAAGGGGCAGATGGCTGAGTTCTCCGATCCAGAGGACGGCGGGACCTGCAATCATGATGCACCGTCATTGATCCTCCCGCGCTGGGATTCCGTAAAGGTTGCACAGGCAGCACAGGAAGCAGGAACACGGTGCTTTCCCTGGAAGCTGTTCGGATCAAGGCGGTTTGTATTCGCACCAAACACCCGCGCTCAGGGTAATGCCAGAGTCCGCAATGCAGAAGCAATGTGCGAATCCCTCAGCAAAGCAGGCTATGACTGCGTGATGTACTGCCAGATGGATTGATCTACAGCCCGTCCCAGGTGAAAGCCAGGGACGGGCCTTTTATCATTTCGGCCAAATGGCAGGAGACGAAATCAACAAATCGGGGCACTCCCTGTTATCGGAAATGTAGAATCTCGAAAATTCGTCTGTTTATATTGAAATCTCGAAAATTCATGATATAATATAAATACAAGGTAAAAATACGAGAAAACACAGGAGGAACCCAAAATGATGAAAGAACTGGCAAAGCAGAACAAGCTGAACATCACGATCAAGCACAGCAACATTGACGGATACTACGTCCTTCTGAACGGCGAAACCTTCCTGGAGTGTATGGGCCAGAAAGAGGTTGAGACCCTGACCATCAAGCAAATCGTGGACCTTATGAAACAGCTCGACATGACCTGAGCAAGGTCCTAGGCTCTGGGCGGTGTGCCAGAAACGCCGCACCCCATGAACCAAAAGCCAAATGTCGGGTGCAACCGACAGGGAATCAAAAAGGAGGATCACTAACCATGACAAATGCAGAGATCATCACCAGGACGGCGATAGCCTCCGGCCTCTTCTCTGAGGCTGAGGCAATGGCTATCATCCAGCAGAACGGGGAACTCCCGTTGCACACCTTCCAGGGCTGGAAAGCTCGTGGGTTTCAGGTCAAGAAGGGCGAGAAGTCCACGATCCGTATCACGATCTGGAAGCACTCTGGCCGCAAGGTCGATAAGGAAACCGGCGAAGAGGATGCCGGCCACCACTTCATGAAGAACGCCTGTTTCTTCACCGCCTCCCAGGTTGAGGAAGTCAAGACGGCATAAGAAGCCGTAGGTCCGACAAGTCCCGGCCCCCGGTGCAACGGGGGCCGATGCGGGAAGGAGCTAACCAAAATGAAAAAGTCAGAACAGATCAAGGCGAAACTGGATGCCGTACAGGAAGAGTACGTGCGTAAGGTTTCCGAAGTTGGTCCTGGACATGAGGCGTTTTCCGAGTTTTGGAGAACTTGCGGGAGAAGCCTCAAGGATCAGATTGAACAGCTCAAGCTCGACTTGAGAACAGAGCTGAACCGAGAAATTGCAGTTGGTGACGGTGTGACAATGTGCTTATACACTGACCGGCACGCCTACACCGTGATTGCGAGAACCGCGAAGACGCTGACTATTCGGCGCGATAAGGCCACCCTGAATCCCTGCTTTAAGCCTGAGATCATCCCCGGCGGATTTGTCGGGCATTGTGTCAATCAGGACGAACAGTCCTACACCTATGAGGAAAACCCGGATGCCATGCCAGAGAAATGCTACTGGTCCGAGAAGCGCGGAGGCTGGCAAAGTCACGGCCGCAGGATCATCCGTGGCAGGCATGAGTTCTTCGACTATAACTTCTGAGGAGGGCTGAACGTGGCAGACATCAAGGATAAGATCGCCAAGCTGCTTGCGCTCTCTGAAAGCCCGAATGAGCACGAGGCGAAAGCCGCCCTGCTGAAAGCCAGGGCATTGATGGCAGAACACAAGCTTCTCCCGGAAGAGTGTACGAAGGCCGTGAGCAAGCAGGTGAAAAACGAAAACATCGGCGTGTTCTGCACCACTATGACAAATCCGTGGATTACAAACCTTTCGGCTGCGATTGCAGAACGGTACTGCTGCCGAGCTTATCGAACCAAATTCAAGGGAGCAAAGAAAGTCGAAATCGGCCTGGTTGGCCTGGAAGATGATTTCTACATCTGCAAACGGATACTTTTGTACGCCATTGATAGCGTTAATTCCTTCATCAAGCTTGAAATCAAGCGGAACGCCGATGATCTTCGCGGAACATATCGGAAGAAGTGCAACGCTTACGGATACGGCTTTGTCCAAGGTCTCCAGATTACGTTTCAGAAACAAGAGGAAGAAAACCAAGAGTGGGGACTTGTAATGGTGGTTCCGAAGGAAGTGGACGACAGGGTGCGCATTATGTCCGAAGGAAGGAAACCGTCTTCTTACGGAAAAGACTCTGGTGAGTACAGAGACCTGAAAATGCGCGGAGTGTCCGATGGCCTGAACTTTGATCCCACCGCGAGAATCGACGGCGCAGCTTCTTCCCTGGCGTTAGGCGGAATCTGAGCATATCGGTGAAAGCTGGAGCTACAGAAACGAAGGGGGGTGATTGATCCCACCAAACGGATTATACCGCGAAGCTTCTGAAAAAACAATGTATTTATACCACGGGAAGGAGGGTGCAAACGGAGTGAGAAAGCCAAATGTGGTCAAACCCAAGACCGACTTTGGGATTGAGGTTCGTGTCTTTACCGCTAAACACGGAATGACGATCAAGGAACTGGCAAATCTGTCCGGTGTGAAATACAAGTCCCTGATAGCAGCTACGACAGGCCAGCTTGCAGGGCATGAACTGATTCCTACAGTCCATGAGTTCATGGATCATTACGATGAGGCGGTGGTTGACCTGTGAAGACCGTAAAGACCGCGAAGGAGATGTTCCTGTTCGCAGAAGACGTGATGCAGATCACGGGCCTTGCAAAGACCAAGGCATACGCAATTATCCGACAGCTCAATGCAGAGCTGGAAGAGAAGGGCATGATGACCGTTCAGGGCCGCGTCAACCGGAAGTATTTCCTGAAAAGGTTCGGCCTGGATGATACACCTGACAACCAGCGGCGGAAAGCTGCAAGCTAAAAAAGGGGGATCAACTGACCATGAAGTATTACCCGATCAACGAGGAGAAGGCTAGGCAGGCAAAGCACATGAATAGCTTCTTCGAGTATACCGCTGGCAGTGCCACGGCCTCCTACCGTGCAATGGTAGATGAGGCCGTAGCACTAGCCGAACGCCAAAAGGAACGAGTGGACGAGATGTACCACGCAAAGATTGACAACCTGCTTGAAGCGTACTGCAGAAAGCTGGCGGACAATCTGAACAAGGGGTATGAGATCGAGACCCGTTGCCCATCCATCATGATTGCTGGTGGCGGCAACTTCCCCGTGAATAAGAAGGTGAAGCAGAACGCAGCCCGTGACCGCAACATGGCCGAGTATACAGAGGTCCAAAAAATCCTGGATAAGATCAGGGGAACCGGAACCGGAGGGATCAGCAGTGATGACCCTCAGGCCATCGAAAAACTGAAAGCGAAGCTTGCCAGACAGGAAGCTTTTCAGCAGATGATGAGGGATGTCAATGCGTTCTATCGGAAGAACAAGACGCTGGACGGATGCCCGAACATTACCCTGGAAGAGATCGAGAGCATCAAAGCGGATATGTCGAGTCAATGGCATATTGAGGACAAGCCGTATCCGTCCTTCATGCTCTCCAACAACAGCGCAGAAATCCGGAGACTCAAGGCCAGGATCAAGAATCTGGAAGAGAAGAAAGCCGCGCCGGTGGCTGAGGGCTGGGACTTCGATGGCGGGAGTGTCGTGATGTGCCAGGAGGACAACCGGCTCCGCATCCTCTTTGATGACAAGCCGGAATCGGATGTCCGTGACTCCCTGAAACAGTACGGTTTCCGCTGGTCTCCCAAAAACAAGGCGTGGCAGAGAATGCTGAATGACAACGCTTGTAGGGCGGCAAAGACACTGTTTCCGCCTGCCGAATAATCCCTATAAGAATACTACCAGAAAGGAGGCAAAAGAGCGTGTCAGGTTATGACACAAAAGGCCCCCCTGATTATCTCAGGGAGGCACGTATTCAGGCGGGATATGGAAATCGGGGCGCAGCGTCAACGATTGTTCCGTTTTCGCCAGAAACCATCGGAAGACATGAACGCGGAGAAGCACAAATAGCACCGCAGGACGCAGTGATCTACTCAGACTGCTACGGAGCCCCTGCAATCATGGTGAGGTACTGCGCAGATTGTCCCGTTGGAATCCGTACAGGGAGAACTGCAACAGACCGCCCGTTGCCACTGGCAACCTTGCGTATCCGGCATCTGATTCAAGAGGGCCAGGACGTTGCAGGTGTCCTTGAAAGGATCGCTTTTGATGGAGAGATAGACCAGAGCGAACGGAAGGACTTCGAGAACGCGCTGACATTTCTCCAAAAGCTGGATGAAAGTATCACAGACATCATGCTGATAGGACTGGACAAAAGAAAAGGCCGTTCCCTGGTGCAACAGGAAACAGCCAAGTGCGGGGATCAACTAACCGGGTCTAGCGTAACATTTTCCGGTCCTTCTGTCAAGGAGAAACGGAGGAAAAAATGAACGAAAACATTGTGAGGCTCAATGACTATCCGCCTGACAGGTACAACGTGCTTGTTCCTGTCACGACGATGCAGGCCGCAAGTGCCCTCCAGAAGATTACGGTGTCTCAGGTGAAATTGGACACTCGCAAAGAGAGTAACGATATTTACTACGAGAAGTCTTCTGGCAAGTATGCTATCTCCAAGGTCGGCGGCATGAAGTTGGCCGCTGCTGCGAATATCAGTATCGTGTCCACGGAACCCGGCAGAACGGAAACCTGTCAGCGGTGTATCGAAATGGCACGGGCTACGGGCAAGGCCAGATCATGCGGAGACTGCCAGCATGTACACGACGTTGCCGTAACCGTGACTATCCGGGTGCCTGAACCTTCTGGCGGCTTTCGTATGATGCAGGCGACGAAGGAGATTGATACCACCCTGGAAAGATCGAGCATGACTGATGCTCAGTACAAACGATTCCTTCCTCACCGTACAGCTATCGCGGAAAGCAAGGCGTTCATGAGGGCTATCCGCGCAGCCTTGGGGCTTGCGGCTGGCTATGAGCTGCGCGATCTGGAAAAGCCGTTTGTGGTGGCTCGTATCGTCCCCAACCTGGATGCTCCTGAGATGAAGGAAGCAATCGCCAACAACTACCTCCAGTCTATGGGGATGCTTTTCGAGTCCCCTGCGCAGAAGAGCTTGCCGACATCTGCTCCTGCACCTGAAACGGTAAGCGCTTATGAAGACGAAACACCCGGAAGCTTTGATCCTGCCGAAATTGGAGGGTACAACCAGGACCCGCATCCTGATTATGAAGCTCCTCTTCCCCAGGATCACCGCGAGGAGCTTGAACGGTACAATCCTGAGATCATCCGTTGTGCAGACTGCGGAAGAGCCATTACGGGCGGCATGAGCCGGAACGGGAAGAGCTGGTCTGCGGATGACATTGCCGGATACAGCAAGCGTGTGTATAAGCGTATTCTCTGCCCTGACTGTCAGGAGCAAGCAAGGGGGGACCGTCGGAGATGATTAAGGTTTTACATACAGGTGACATCCACCTGGGGGACCTGAACGGCCCCACAAAGGACGGGAAAAACCTGCGGAGGGAAGATACCCTTAACTGCATGAGGGCTATCGTAAACCGTGCCCGTCTGGAGATGCCCAATGTAACCATTATCGCGGGGGACCTGTTTAACAGGTCCCGCGTTTGGGCAGACACCGCTCTGGAAGATGTGAACGACGCAATCACTGAGTTTATACGCCCTCTTTGTGCAGTCAGTGACGCTGTAGTTCTCCTGTTTGGGACGATGAACCATGACAATCCCAGGGCATTTGAAGTCATCCGAAAGACCACGGAAGGCCTCAGGAACCTGCATATCAACACTACACCGGGAGTGGACAGGCTCAACACCGCAGAGGGGCCGGTTCAAATCGTTGCTGTCCCTGGATTCGACAAGGGCCGTATTCGCTTGTTCTGTCCTGGCCTGGATAAGGAAGAAGAGAACAGGAACGCGACGGCTCTTGTCAATGACATCATCCTGGGCCTTTCTGCCCAACTGGATAAGGATGCTCCTGCGATCCTGACCGCGCATTACACCGTAAGCGGCGCAGTTGCAGACAACGGGAACACATTCCTTGCAGGCCAAGATGTAGTGATCCTTCCCGCCATTATTGACGCTGCGAACGTGGACCTGGCATGTTTCGGACACATTCATAAGCCTCAGAGACTTGCCAGCAACACCCCGGCTTATTACTGCGGCAGTCCAAACCAGCTCACTTTCAATGATGAGGGAGAACGGCATGGATTCTGGATTCACGAAATCGCAGAATCCGTGAATAGCACTTTCATTGAAACCCCGGAGCGTTGCCACTATACGCTCAGAATCGGTCCCGATGAAGTGGCAGAGTTCATTACCAGCGGACTATTCTTCTGCCCGTTTAATGTAGAGGATGCCATTGTCAGAGTCCGCTATTCCTGTACAGCAGAACAGGAAAAGGCGTTCAATCGGGCAGAGTTCCAAAAGGTGATTCTGAGCGCAGGGGCATTCCACGTTTCCGAAGTCATCCCGGAGGACGTAGAAATCCTTGACGCGAAGAACCAGATCACAGAGCACGACGGACCTTCGGAGTGTCTGGAACGGTGGTTGCAGCTCAATGACGTACCCGAAGATATAACGGACAGACTCATGGAGCTTGCAGAGCCTATCATCCGGCAGGCTGACGATGGACGCGAGGACGGGAAGCACATTGGAGCATTTACGCCCCGCAAGATCGAGGTCAAAAACTACCGAAGTTATACGGAAGCTTCCTTCGATTTTGAGCCTGTACACATGGCTATGGTCAACGGTGCAAATGGTGTCGGTAAATCGTCGCTGTTTATGGACGCTTTGGCTGATTGTCTGTACGAGCAGAGCCGTAAAGAGGACATCGGCGGATGGGTCAGGGACGGCACAAAATCAGGAGCTATCACCTTCACCTTTGGAATGGGTGGTCAGGATTATCGGGTCATCCGAACCAGAACAAAATCAGGGCGCGGGACATTGGCACTTCAACGCCAAGACTCCGACTCTGGAGAGTGGATCAACGAGAGTGATACCACGATGAAGCTGACGCAGGCAAAAATTGAGCGTCTGCTAGGGATGGACTGCAATACATTCTGTTCTATCGCCTTGATTCGCCAGGATGCCTACGGCCTATTCCTGGAGGCAAGCAGTGACCGCCGTATGGAGGTATTGTCCGCCCTGCTGGGACTGGACATCTATTCCCGAATGGAAGAGCTGGCAAAAGCCAACGCGACAGAGCAACGCAGGAGAATCGCGGCTGCAAAGGAGCGAATCAGCATCCTTGGTGAGCAGATCGAGCAGAAAGAATCTCTCTTGCAGGAGGATTCAGCCCTACAGGAAGAGATCAGGGAATCTCAGGAACAGATTGAATCCCTGGAAGCTATGATTTCCGCCGAGGAACGCAGCGAAGCAATGCGGAAAGAAATCCTCTCTCAGGTCGAGTCAAAAGAACAGGAGGCCAAAGAATATGGGCGGCAGGCCAGCGAAAAGGTGCTGCTTGCATCTCAGAGGCAAACAGAGCTTGAGAAAGCTCAAGCCCTTGCTTCCGCCCTTCCTGTCGCTATGGATGCTGACAAGCGCATTAAGGAGGCGAGAGCTGAACTTGATAGCTTACAGGAGCAAGTGAAGAGACACGCCGCCGTAAACGCAGAGCTGGGAGAGCATAAAAAGGCCATAGATAGAAATGCCGCACGGCTGAGTGACCTTCAAAGGAGTATTGAAGACACTAAGCGCATCCTGTCTCAAAAGCAGGAGATTGAAGGGGCGTTACGAAGTGCGTCGGAACTCCATGCCAAGCAAGCTGAGGCAAAAGAGCGCCTTTCCCGTAAAAACGAGGCGGCAAAGAGGCTCCAAAAGGCAGGGGAAGATTTCTCCAGCTTTGTTGCGGAAAGCAGAAGAATCACTTCGGAATTGACCATCCAGCTCCAAAACCTCCAAAGGGAGGCGGACCGTCTTTCAGCAAGCGGCTGTCCCATTTCGGACAAGGCGACCTGCGTCTTTATGTCATCCGCTGTCGAAGCGAAATCTAAGATGCAAAGCGTGGAGGATAAGCTCCACGCAATCAAGTTGGAGCACAGGATACGATACGATGAGCTTGCCGCAGCCCATGACAAAGAGCGGCAGGAATATGACTCGCTGGGTGATCCCTATAACGACATGAAGGACCTTGACGCACAGGAAAGGGCACTCCTTCCATTGCTTAACCTTGCGCCCAGCCTTGCGGCGGCAGAAGCCAGACTCGCGGAACTGGAATCCAGCTTGAGAGAAACGCAGGACAGGCAGGCGGACGAGGAAAGGAGAAGTTCTGAACTTCTCATGGAAATGTGTGGATTGAGCCGAGCTGTAGACAGGGCACGAGACCTGAGTGGAATCATTGAAATCAATCAGGAAAAGGCGGACATGCTCAACGAATGCAGCGCAGCGACCGCAACAGCAGAAGCTCTTCGGCCTCAGATTGAAGACCTTTACCGCGAATCAATCGAGTTGGAGAAGAAAAGCCAGAACACGGCGAAAGAGGCGGAAGACATTAGGTCACGGGTCCCGCAGAACATAACGTCCGTAACAGCCTTGCGGTACGCGAGGGACAAGCACAAGCTTGATATTTCTACGTGGACCACACGCAGAGGGGCTATCTCAGCGAAGATGGAGGCGATCACGGAAGCCGAAACGCAGATTGCATCCCTCAGAAAGGAAACAGAAGAGATTGCTGCAAAGCTGAACGACTACACCACCCTGGTTAAAGCGTTTGGCCTGGATGGTATTCAGTACATGATTATCCGTGGGGTAGTACCGGAGATCATGCACCGTAGCAACGAAATCCTTACCGCTATGACTGGCGGGAAAATGGCAATCGACATCCGTACCGAGAGGGAACAGAAATCCTCCAAGCAGATTGTGAATAGCCTGGAAGTCTGGATCAATACTCTGGCTGGAGGCTCTAGGCCATATCTCAGCCACAGCGGAGGCGAGAAAGTACGAATCTCCCTGGCCGTGACATTGGGGCTTGCTGATGTCAAGGCACACAGAACCGGCGTTCAACTCGGAATGCTGTGGATTGATGAACCTCCCTTCCTGGACAGCGAAGGAACCGAAGCCTATGCGGATGCCCTTCAAAGCATGGCTCAAAGGAACCCAGCTATGAGGATTCTTGCAATCAGTCATGATCCGGCTATGAAGGGAAGATTCCCCCAAAACATCATTGTAAGCGCTGGAGAGAACGGAAGCACGGTCACAATGGAATAAGAGGCATACAAAACAAGTAGCTGGAGGAGGGGGTGCTCGTTGAACTACTTGCGCGAGATCAACGCCTTTGAAAAGCAGATGAGACAGCACCCTCTCTCTCCGACTGCGCAGCTTCTATGGTACAAACTGATGCAATTTGCCAATCTGAAATTCTGGCCTGAGTCCTTCCAGATGGATCACAGCACAGTTCTGGACATGCTCAACACAAAATCCGACCACGCTGTAATGGTAGCCAGAAAAGAAATAATACAGGCTGGATACCTCATTTATACACGTGGGAAACCGGGCACATACAGCCTGATACCACCGTCATCCAAAGAGTCGCCGGCCAACGCTTCCAGGCAAGAATGTCAGGAAGAAGATTTCCTTCTCCAAACCAGGGAAGAGAATGACTTGACACGCTATTTTGGATGGACTGAGGAAACGGCCCTGGAACTCGACCACATAACATCGGTTCTGTTTGCAGAGTTTTTGCCAGGGACGGAGCCAACCGATGAAGACCGGAAGCAGGTATTTAACTACACTCAGATTCAGGCAGAAGACAACGGCTCATTTTCGATCCAGTTCCCAAAGGAGCGAAAAGAGCTGTTGGCCTATGCGTTTGAGATTGCGAGGAAAAACCACGCTGTGAACTGGCACTACATCAATGGCATATACCGGAATTTTTCAGCAAGAGGCATTGAGACGAGAGAAGATGCTATCGCCTATGAATATGAACACCGAGGGGGGATTAAATGAACGAACTTCATGAAGAAATCTTTACCATCCAGGCGCGGCGCTGCAAACGATGTGGAGGTCTCCTGACCAGCAGAAAAGGCATTGCGGATGGTATGGGCCACACCTGCAAAATGAGGGCAATGCAGGAGATCAGGAAACGTGAACAACTGAAAGATCAACTGTCCCTTTTCGGGGCTCAAGATCAAGCAGAAACTTCGATTGGAGGACAAGGATGAACGTACACAAGAGCAAGATAGACTGGTGTACGCACACGTGGAATCCGGTAACGGGCTGTCTCCATGGGTGCGAATACTGCTATGCGAGGCGGATGATAAGCCGCTTCAAACCTCACGGAACAGAAAGGCCGATGACGGACCCGGATTCAAAAGCAACCGGCATTTTGGTCGAACAGGAAAGCGAAGGATGCTTTGTCACAACCAATCCGATCAAACTCGTGGATGAAACCGGCGAGTATGTACGGAGCACACCCTATCCTAAGGGCTTTTCTCCAACAATCCATATGTACACCCTAACCTATCCATCACAGAGGTTGATTCCCTCCCGGATTTTCGTTTCCAGCATGGGAGACCTGTTTGGAGAATGGGTCCCGGACAAGTGGATCACGGCAGTCTTTGAGCGGTGCAAGCTTGCACCCCAGCACACCTATCTTTTCCTGACGAAGAACCCCAAACGGTACAGGGAGCTTTATGAAAAGGGGCTTTTGCCTGCGGACCAGAACATGTACTACGGGACAACTATTACCGAACAGGATCAGGAATATTTCTGGTCGACCGGTCACAACTGCTTCGTAAGCATCGAACCACTTCTAGGACCTTTTGACAAGGAAGGAACGTTTTTCGGTATCAAGTGGGTCATCATCGGGGCACAGACCGGTCCCGGCAGTGACAAGCACAAGCCGAAACGTCAGTGGATCGAGCATATTGTGGAAGGTGCTCACAAGGTTGAAATCCCTGTATTCATGAAGAACAATCTGAGCAGCGCATGGGAAGCAGAACTGCTTAGAGAGCATCCGGCAGATATTGTCTGGCCGGATAAGACCTAATGCGGAGGGCTGCGATATGAAGAAACGTAATTGCAGGATGACCCAGAAGGAAAAGGACCTCCACGAAAGAGCCGTGAGGGTTAGGAAAATGACCGATGCACAGATTTGTGCATTACTGGATGAACCGGCATTCGGAGGAATTTCACCATCCGAAGCAAAGCAGACGGTCAAAAGCTTTATCGAGAAAGCAAGAGCTTGGCCGAATAACGGCATTGGGGCTTCCACGGCGGCGAAGCTGTTGAAGTTCCTGGACGAGGACTATGAGGAGTGATCCATCTTGACGGAACAAGAACGGGAACAGGTCAGGCGACGGTTCCAGGGCAAAAAATCCCGTGCTCAAGGTGCCTTCTTCGAGGAGATCATAAGCGCAGGCTGCGATTACTACCGAAGAGAAGGAATTGCAGATATTGAAAAGACACCGGAACCGATGAAGCCCATCAAACAGATCAGCGGAAAGAAATTTATTGCTGTCTACACAGGAGAGGCGCAAGCGGACTACAAGGGGTTTCTCAATGGAGGCCACGCAGTTTACTTCGAGGCAAAATCTACCGAGACCGGAGAGATGAGACAGGACAGAGTCACGGAGAACCAGGCAAAACGCCTGAATCGAGCCTATGAGATGGGCGCTATCGTTTTTGTCCTTTGCAGCTTCGGGCCTGGTGATTACTACAGGATTCCATGGAGAGTCTGGAAATCCATGAAACAATTCTTTGGCCGCAGATACTTCAAAGCTGAGGAGGTCCAGAACTTCAAGGTGAGGATCGTCCCCCCTGGTGTCCTGAAATTCCTGGATGACTTCGACGATATGAAGGAATGGTGATTGAATGCCAGCACCTAGAGGAAAGCACACTCACTTCTGCGGAGCAAGACGGCCATATATAGCGAAGAAAACCACGGAGGAAAAAAAATATCCGAGAGATGATCCTGCAAGGATTCAACGCTGTTTGAACTGCACCGTCCCTCCTGAGCGTTGTAAAGGCTCTGTTGTATGCAAGTACATGGGTGAGGATTTCTTATGACCGAGGAGGCCAGAGAATACACCTGGGATGACCTATGCAAGGAAAGAGCTGCAATGTGGGAACCGCACATCAAGGCGGGAGAAAGAACCATAAAGCAGCGCGAGAAAATGAGGCACACTTTTCCGTTGGTCCGTGTCACCCATCCGCTTTGTGGCGAGTTGCTGGTTCATGCAGGGAGTAACTGCGACGCAATCCAAGAGGCAGCGAAAGCCTGGAAGGTGGATGTCATGAACATCATAACGACGGCGGAGGTGTGGAGATATTATGAAAACAAATAACGATTGGAGGAAAAATCATGAATAAGTATCTGGTTTGGAGGGAAGCCCTGTGGGGCGAGTCCATCCTGAACGCCGCTTCTGGAAAGAGCGTAGATGCCGGGCTTCTCCGTCATCTCATCTGCAATGTGGAACGCCCGGAACAGGTCTCCAAGGCCGATTTCCTGGCAGTCATGGACGCTGTGGTGGGCGCGATTCAGATGCTCCCGGAGGAATGATGCGAGATATGAGAAGAGGTTACTTCGGTATCGGAATTTATAACGGGAAAACCCTATCGAACCTGGGAACACTCTGGCGAAGCGCAACGATCCTAGGAGCAGACTTCATCTTCACCATTGGCCGACGGTATAGGGCGCAGTGCTCAGATACCACAAAGGCCCACCGCCATATCCCACTGTATCACTACGAGGATGAAGAGGACTTCTTTAAGCATGTTCCCTATGACTGCCCCGTAGTGGCGGTAGAATTGGCAGAGAACGCAATCCCCCTGGAAAAATACTTCCATAGAGAGCGGTGCATCTACCTTTTAGGCGCGGAGGATCACGGCCTCCCGCCCTCTGTGATGGCACGGTGTAAGGATACGATCCAGCTCATGGGATCCCCGTGCTACAACGTGGCCGTGGCCGGGAGCATCGTCATGTATGACCGGAAAGCAAAGCTTGGAAAGGAGGGTTAATCACATGAAACCGATCCTATTCAACACCGATATGGTCCGGGCGATTCTGTCCGGGCAAAAGGCCCAGACGCGGCGGGTGGTGAAATTGAAATATAGCAATACCCACCATGAGATGAGGACAGACAAATACGGCACCCGACTGATTGAGATTCAGAACGAAGAACCAGGCGTTACCACCGTAAAAAAACCCGGACGGAACCACAACACACAGACTGTTGCATGCATAGGACCACAACCGCCATGCCGCCCCGGCGACATTCTGTATGTGCGGGAGACGTGGAACGGGGTAACAACCGGCAATCACACGGTGGGATATTGGTACAAGGCGGACGATAAGGATGAAAACCCGGATGACAAATGGCGTCCCTCCATCCACATGCCGAAGGAGGCTGCGCGGATATTTCTTCGGGTGACGGACGTGCGGGAAGAGCGCCTGCAGGAGATGACCGTCCGCGACCTGATTGCCGAGGGATTTGCGAGTCTCGCGGACATCCCGTATAGCGCAAGCGAGCGCTTTGACGAATTTAAAACCCTCTGGGACAGCACCATAAAGACCGCAGACCTTGACCGCTACGGCTGGGACGCCAACCCGTGGGTGTGGGTCATCAGCTTTGAGCGGTGCGGAAAGCCGGAGGTAGCGCCATGAATTATGATCTACAGGAATTCATTCGGGATAGAGACCGGGCACTCAGGAGCCTCAGCAAGAAACAGATTCTAGCATACATGAAGAAATACGGCCTGAAATGGCAACCAGGAAACGACATTGTTTTCTGGGCAGCAATTCACAAGGCTAGACTGTCCATCAATACCTTCACTGACGAGGAAAAGGCTTTTTCCGTTCGATGGTTGATAGAACACGGGTTTGCTCCTAGCGGATTGAGCATGGAGGAGATTGTGGAGATTCACAAAAGGAGAATGAACCATGCTCTGTAAAGATTGCGAACACTTCCACATTCGGTACGAACCTTTGAAGGGCGTTGATTTTGGCAAAGCAGAGTGCAAGAAATATGGGCTAGTTACGCCCTTCCTGGACCACCGCAAATTTAAGTGGCTCAGTTGTGTGGATGATGAGAAGGAGGCTGATGACAATTAAGTGGGGAATCTGGAACACCAATACCCGGCGATTCTGTTACGGCATAGCCGCCAAGGATCGTGCCGCTGCATACGCAGCCTTTAATCGAGTCGCCCCGAAAAAGGTGCAGCACCATCGGTGCTATGAAGTAAAGCCAATCCCGAAAGAGTGGATCAATCCTCCGAACATTCAGTATGCGAAGCAGAAAAGGAGGGAAAACCGAGAATGAAGCCAGTAGTTGTATGGAAGAAAAGCATTTACGATAACGATTTCGTCTGCAAATGCGGAGCGAAACTGTTCCATAAAGAAGATTTCCTTCTGACTGATTATGTTGGCTACCTAGATGAGGACCCGAACAAACTGTTCTGCCGTCATTGCATGACCCCGGTTGCCGTCATTAGACTGTATAACGGCACATTGCCGGAGGGCACTATTGGCGGAGAATGGCCGGAGGAATAACCATGAAGAAGGTTTATCCGAACTGCCTTTACAGTGAAGTCGGGTGTAGAGGCCCGATTGAATGTCTCCATTGCGGCTTCGATCAGAAGGAAGCTGAACGTCGGAAGACAATCCCTCTAACGAGAGGCAAGGATGGAACAAGAAGAAAGCTCATTCGCAGCAAGCGGAATCAGGAGGTGGCGCATGAAGCAGAATGAACAGCACACCTACCAGCTTCTTCTAACCGAGAAGCAGGCCAAGATCGTTTCCCATGCCTGCGAGTTTTATGCCCGTATCAGGATGGGACAGTTCAATGAAATCATTCATTCCTGCCTGGATATCAGGCTGAACACAGATGACTACTGCAATCGTCGTGACGATGCAGAACAAGCATTGCTGGTGGCGCGGCGATTTATCTACCCGGAACTCCATGGTCTAGGTCATTCCTATGGGATCGGGAAATTTGAGGATGCGGATTTGTCCTTTGACGTATATCAAGTCATCCGGACAAAGTTCGGAGACCCCAGAGGAATATTCAGCTACCACCAACTGCCCTTGTTCAGAAAGCTCGAAGATGACAGCATGAACCCTAGGGAGGGAGGAAAATGATACCCACCGTTATTGCATTTGTTGTCGGATTACTCATGGGGACAGGTATCGGCCTGTTTGCCCTGGCACTCTGTATAGCTTCGAAGGAGGATGATGATGAGAACAGTTGAAGAAATCTTACATGGGCTGGATTGCGGTCCGCTAAACGAGTTGGAGGAAGTCGCTCTGGAAGCAGCGACACTTATCCGGCACCTGCTCAAGCACAAGGACAAAGAACTGATGCTAGAGGTCATATCTCAGTTGGACGGGAGCAATAATCCTGGCATCCCTGGCGGCGAATACTGGCAAGCCATTTCTTCCATGAATGCAAGGCAAGAAGCCAAAGGCAAAAACAAGTACGGACAGCCTCTTGAGGATAACAACACCCTCACTTTTATTCAGCGGATTGAGCACCTGCAAGAGGAATTGATTGACGGTCTCAAATATGCAGAGCATCTAAAGCGCCTGAATAAAGACGGAATCACTCTCAACGATTATCAACGTGCAGCCATGAGGACCGCAAGCGGAATGATATATGGGGAAGGCAAAACCAATTCCATGCTCATGAACGCAGCCCTCGGATTGTCCGGGGAATCCGGCGAAGTAGCCGACATCATCAAGAAGCACACCTTCCAGGGGCACGACCTGGATAAAGATCATGTGGCAGAGGAATTAGGGGATGTTCTTTGGTATGTAGCCATCGGTGCCGAAGCTCTCGGATTGACTCTAGGAGAAATCGGACAAAGAAACATCGAAAAGCTCAAGGCCAGGTATCCCGAGGGCTTTGACAAGAGCAGAAGTATTCATAGGGAGGCCGAAAATGCAGAAGAAGAAAAAGGTCAACCCCAAATTACGACCGGCCACACAAGCGGATATCCGCAAAGCGAAACGGGAGGCCACCAGTGAGGCAATAAGCTACGCATGGGCCATCATGTTCACAGTCATGCGGGACAAGTTCGGCTACGGGCCTGTTCGTCTACAGCGGATGTGGGGCGAAGTAAATAAACTGTCAGAGGCCATTTCTGATGGCTATGTCAACGTGAAGGACCTCATGGAGGTATTGGATAAAGAAGCCGGGATTATCCTTACGGATGAAAAGGACGGCAAGAAAACGGAGGGCAAACAATGAGCATTGAAAGGTTCAGAGATCAGTTTACGCCCGTCTGTGACCTCTGTGAGGCACGGCTTCCCGGAGAGTTCAGTTTCCATGATGCAGTCCAAGCGAAGAAGGACGCAGGCTGGATCAGCAGGAAGGTTGACGGAGAATGGGAGGACGTTTGTCCCGACTGCCAAAGAGAGGAGCGTGACATGAAATGAGTCAGCGCAGGGAAAAGCGGTTCAGACAGCTTGAGCGTCGTGTTGAAAAACTGGAAGTTGCAGCAGCTTATGGGAACCTACTCCGGGAGCTTTACAAAGAAGACCCGAAGCTGAGTCTCCCCGACCAGAATACCACCAAAAGCATCATCGACAAGATCAAGGATTTCTTCCGATAAAAAAAGACCGCCTCCGCCGTAGCGGAAGCAGCCCCTGAGCAAGGTTATTCTACCACACAGGAGGCGGCAAATCAATGAAAAATCCACCTATCGACATCGAAAAAACAATCAAAGTTGCGGTAGAGGCAGGCAGATTGTCCGCCAGCCGGACCGCGAAAGATGCGTATAAAGCGACGGAACGCAGGCTTTACGCAATCCCTGTCCTGCGGAGAAAACTTGAAGATGACAAGGAAAGGCTTGAGGAAATCAAGGCGCATGGTCCAAGGCACAAGAGTTCCAGCGTCAGCCGCTTTGTCAGGAGTGGCGCAAGACTCACCCCGGATGAGATTCTTGAAGCAGTCATTATGGATGCAGAAGCCACAATCGCCGCTGATGAGTATGAACTTGAAGTCATGGAAAATGCCCTGGACTTCATTTCCGAAGATGACTACTATCTGACTGTCACAGGTCGCTATATTGAGGAGCTTACTGATGAGGAGATCGCCGCCAGAATCCCGTGCGATTCCTCTACGGTTTGGCGCAACAGAAAAAGGCTGGTGCAGCGTGTGGCAATCATGCTGTATGGAGCCGCAGCGGTGAAATGATCCCCGCAATTATCCGGCGCAAAAATCGTGCAGTTGACCCGTGCAATTTATCTGTGATACAATCCATCACAATGATAAATGCGCGATGACAAAGCTCCACGGTGACGGCCAAATGACTGTCACCGAATTTTTACCATAAAATATGCGAAAAGCTGTGACAACTGTACAAATTTATGGTATAATACTTGTATAAAATAAACAAAGGAGCTTTTGTCATGAAAAGAATCTGCTTACTCGACCTGAACTACACTCTAGTCTCTAACCAGCAGGCAACCAGGATGCTCCGCCCTTTTTCGGCACGGATGCAAGCTGAAGAGTACCGGACTGAGCTGCTGGATGCAATCAAAGATGACTATGTGATCCTCATTACCGCACGGCCCAATTATCAGGCGAAGGAAACGCTTGCGAACATTGCGCGGAAGACAGGGTGGAGACCTCAGGAGTTTTACTTCAACGACATCAACGCCAAGCCTCCTGTGTTCAAGGAGAGCGCATTGCGGCGGTGGGTCTTCCCCAAGCACGGGAAAGAGCCGATGCAGTTCTACGCACTCGAAAGCAACCCGGATACAAGAGAAATGTATGCGAGGTATGGGATTCACGCCCAGCCCTACAGCACCTTCCTGAAAGGTCTGACTAAGCCTGTCAACGAGGAACCGGCCTTCACTCAGATGAGCATGTTCTGATAATCAACGTCATCCTGCGGGACGCACAAGCGTCCCGCTTATTTTATGCAGAAAGGAAGGATCGAATGGAAACACGAACACTGAAATTGGCGGACATCCATCCGTCGGAGTATAACCCCCGGTTCCGGTTCACCAAAAAAGACTTCGAGTATTCCGCACTCGCAAAGAGCATTGACGAGTATGGACTTGTTGTTCCCCTGCTGGTAAACACCAGGAACATGACCTTGATTTCTGGACATCAAAGGTTCTGGATCATGCAGGACCGCGGCGAAGAAGAAGCGGATTGCGTAGTGGTTGACCTGGACGAAGCTCAGGAACGTGCCCTTTGTATCGCCATGAACAAGGTTTCTGGAGAATGGGATTATGGCCTGCTTGCTGATCTCTTGGAAGAGATCAGGGACGCAGGGATCGACACCGACATGACCGGCTTCCGGGAGTTTGAAATCAGCGACATTCTCGGAGAGCTTGAGGATGAGCAGAGCGACATTGACCTTGAGAGGGGCAAAACCCCGAAGAAGGAGGACAAGAAAGACGGTCTCGTATGCCTCGTCGGAGAATACAAATTCCGCATCCCTGATGAGCTTTGGGAAGCTACGATTGCAGACATCCGCCTGAAAGTCGGCTTCACCAAAGAGAAAGTCATTGAAGAACTGCAAAGGAGGTTGTACCGGGATGAAGATTCAGAAGCTTGAAATCACCCAGATTCATGCCAGTGAGTACAACCCACGAATCACTCTGACGAAGGACTCCAAGGAGTATCAGCATCTCAAGAACAGCATCGAGACATACGGCCCGGTAGAGCCAATCGTCGTGAACGCAGAAACTCATGCCTGCATCGGCGGTCATCAGAGGCTCAACGTCCTGCGGGACCTCGGATATACAGAGGTCGATTGTGTCATGGTGGAGATCAGCGACAGAGCCAAGGAAAAGGCTCTCTGCGTCGCGCTCAACCGGATCAAAGGCGAATGGGATATGACGAAGCTGGCCGAGCTTTTGTCTGACGAAAGCATCCAGGCCCTTGAGACCGGCTTTGATGAGGGCGAAATTGACCTCACAGCATACCTGGCAGCAGAGGACATCTACGAAGACGATGATTCCGACGAGGATTATTATGACTCGGACGATGAGGAAGAATACGACGATGATCCCGACGAAGAACCCGATGACTACGTGGACCCGGAGAAAGGTGCCGAAGGTACAAACGGCGTGTGCTACTTCGGGGCATTCAGATGGAAGATACCTACCGAGAAGTACGAGCAGCTGATGGCCGATATCCGTAGTAAAGGATGCTTTGCAAAGCCGGATGTCGTGAAAGAGATCATAAGGAGGGTGACAAGTGATTAAGCTGGTTCCCATCGGGGAAATCCATGCCTCCACCTACAATCCCCGAAAAAATGATGAGCGTCGCCTGAGTCTGACAGAGCTTTCCCTTCGGAAACTCGGATTCGTTCTGCCTATCTTCGCAGATGCGAACGGCGAAATACTCAGCGGACACCAGAGGCATTTTGTAGCACAGCGGATGGGATTCACTAAGGTTCCTGTCCAGTACGTGGAGGCAATGTCGCTGGAGAAACGGCAGGCAACAAACGTCCTGTTCAACCGTGCAACCAATGACATCAAGAAGACGGTCAACACGGAAAGCCTGAAAAACAGTCTGTACAACTCCGACATCATCGCCCTATGCGACGCAGTGCCGGACATAGAGCCGGATACAGATGAGTCCTTCCCGTGCGTGTACAAAGCGAGGAGAGCTGACACGATGCAGCTTGCAAAGAAGAATGTCAGCAGATTCACCCCCTACTGTTTTACAAACGCTCGAATGCTGGAAGAAAACTGCGGTGGTGTCTCCATGCCCATCATCGTAGGCGAGGAGATGAACGTCCTTAACGGAATCGGGCGGCTGCAAGTCGCAAGTGAGAAGAAGCGGAAATTTGTCCAGATCGTTCAGGTGGACAAGGATCACGAGGAAATTGCCCGTCTTTTCCTGAATATGCTGTCCATGGATTTTGACTTCAAGGGCAGATATGCAGATGTACTGCGCTATAACGCATTCATGCGGGAACGGAACACGAGGGAAACAGATGAAGAAGGTAATCCCGCCCTAGGCAATGGCTTCTTCAAAGGAATCTTCCCGAAGTACAACGGGAGAGACTTCTGCAAGCTGGAGGGCAAAGCGAGAAGCGAGTGGATCAAGAAGTACGGAGACAAGATCGTTGATTTCGGAGCTGGCAAACTGAACAACACCAGGAACCTGCAAAACGCTGGCATCCATGTGTCCGCATTTGAGCCGTATTTCGTCACCATCGGTGATAAGGTTCACAAGCAGACAAGCTTAGAAATCGTAAACAAATTCCTGGACGACGTGGACAGCGGCATTGAGTTCACGTCCGTTTTCATTTCGTCTGTGTTCAATTCCGTCCCCTTCATTGAGGACCGGGAGAAGATCGCCGCTATCCTTGCTGCTCTCTGCCTGCCGGATGCGCAGGTCGTATGCTGGTGCCAGTCAAACGAAGTCGGTCAATTCCAAAGCGTGGCCGGGAAAGGCATCAAGGAAGCGAAAAAGTCTTCTTTCCTACTGGAATATGAGCCGAACACAACCATGGGAGACCTGAACCTTCATCTCAAGGTCCAGAAAGGCCATACCAGAGAAGAAATGCTGAGAATCTTCCAGCCCCATTTCCGCAGGATCAAGAGGCTGGACAAGATCAATCTGTTCTGGTATCTGGAAGCAGACAAGCCGATTGTGGACCCGAAGAAACTTGCCGAAGCACTGGACTTTGAATTTGAGCTTCCCTATCCTGACGGCTCTCGAATGGGTCTTTCCGGGAGAGCGCGTGCAGTTTTTGAGCGCAGGCTTGGAATCGCTCTCCCGCCCCCGGAAAGGAAGGAAGCGCCATGAAGGATGAGGTAGTCCAGGATGGAAAGTGGGAGTTCAACGACGAGGTAGCACGGTGTTTTGACGATATGCTTGAGCGCAGCATACCTGATTATGAGAATATGCGGCGGCTTTCCTTCGCGGTTGGCAAGCATTTCGTGAAAGAAGGATATGACATTGTAGACATAGGCTGTGCAAACGGAAACGCTGCTCTTCCGTTTGTAAAGACCTTTGACAATCGTTTCATCCTGTGTGACGTTAGCGATTCCATGCTTGACCTGTGCCGGAGAGGTTTCAAGGAGTACCCAAATGTCCAGCTCGTCCACCACGACTTGAGGGAAGGACTTCCAGAGTCAACCCCTTGCCTGGTGCTTTCCATTCTTACGGTACAGTTCACTCCCATTGAATACCGGCACAAGATAATCAAAAGCATCTATGAGCACCTTGCCCCCGGTGGTGCTCTTATCTTTGTGGAAAAACTGCTGGGCGGAACCTACGACATAGATTCCGTTCTCGTGGATGAGTATTACGCCATGAAGTCAGAGCATCAATACACAGAGGAGCAGATCAAATCCAAACGCAAGTCTTTGGAAGGGGTGCTGGTCCCTGTGACGGAAAGCTGGAACATTGATATGCTCAAAGGAGCAGGCTTCCAGAAGATTGAATGTTTTTGGAGGTATCTTAACTTCTGTGCCCGGATAGCGGTCAAGTAGGTAGCTCCTACCACCTGGAAAAGGAGGGTAGAAGAGAATGCCGAAACTAAGCGACACAAAGCCTTGGGAGCAGCAGGAGGGCGAAAGCGCAAAGGCATTCGGAGCGTTCTCTTTGTACCTTGATATGGGCGAGAAAGCCACCCTCCGGCTTGTTGCACAGCAGTTAAACAAGAGTTTGACACTGATAGGCCGATGGAGCAAGAAATACAAGTGGGTGGAGCGAAAGGCCGCATACGAAGCAGACATCAGGCGGAAAACCTACGAAGAGGCCGTGAAGAAGTCAAAGAAAATGGCGAACCGCCATATTTCAATGGCTATGAAATTACAGGAGAAAGCTCTGCAAGCACTGGAAAAAACCAACCCGGAAGATATAGACCCCAAAAACCTGCTTGCTTTCATTCGAGAGGCGACAAAGCTGGAACGAGAAGCGCGAGCACATATTGTTCAAGATGCAATGCCACCCGAGGAAAAGGGAGAGGTGTATGAAGTGGAATATATCGAAGACATTGAGGCCGATATTTACGGTGACAGATAATGGTACGCAGAATACGGAAAAAGAAGACAATCCCCTTCAACTTCGGAGGACCGCACAAGGATTATATCCGAGAGTGCGAAAACTGCACCTTCAACATCCTGGAGGGTGCTGTCCGTTCTGGCAAAACCATTGATAATGTCTTTGCTTTTGCGCATGAGCTGAAAACGACGCCGGACCGCATACACCTTGCCACCGGCTCAACTATGGCGAATGCAAAGCTGAATATCGGTGATGCAAACGGATTTGGCCTTGAATACATTTTTCGCGGTCAATGCAGATGGAGCAAGTTCAAAGACAATGACTGTCTGCGGATCAAAGGGATAGCAACGGGAGGCGTTGAGAAGATCGTCATCTTCACCGGCGGCTCAAAATCCGACAGCTATAAGAAAATCCGTGGTAACAGCTATGGGATGTGGATTGCCACGGAGATCAATCTGCATCATGACAACACCATCAAAGAAGCGTTTAACCGTCAGCTTGCAGCGCAGCGAAGAAAAATATTCTGGGACCTAAACCCGGAACACCCGAAGGCACCAATCTATACAGACTATCTCGACGTTTACGCAGAAAAAGCAGCAAACGGGACGTTACTCGGTGGATACAACTACAGACACTTCGACATATTCCAAAACCCGAATATTTCAGAGGAACGGCTGAAAGAGATTATCAGCCAGTATGACGAGGGGTCGATATGGTATATCCGCGACATTCTGGGAAACAGAACCATAGCCGAGGGCCTTGTCTATCCGATGCTTGCCGCAAGCATAGCAGCAAATGACAAGAAATACTTTCTCCCCGCTTCGGTGGCAATGCAAATGGCACAGAAAGCTTTGGGGAAAAGCTCCAGCTTGATTATGGATTCATCCATTGATGCGTTTATTGAGATCGTCGTAGGCGTTGACTTTGGAGGGAACGGATCAGGACACGCTTTCGTAGCGTCCGGTTTTACAGAGAGCTATGAAAAGCTGGTTGTTCTCAGGACCGTAAGGTATGTTGATGGAGAACGTGATCCAGATACCGGGAGACGCTTGAAGGACATTGACCCGGAAATGCTGAACGCACTGTTCTTGAAATTCATTCGTGGCATCGTCCGTGATTACGGATTCGTCACAAGGGCATACGCGGACAGCGCAGAGCAGGTGCTTATCAGAGGTTTCCGAAACACCCTGAACGCAAATGGCCTGGGCAATATCAGGATTGAAGATGCGAGGAAGGGATCAATAATCGGAAGAATCCGAACAACGACTACGCTTGCAGCACAAGGCAGAATCCTCTTCACAGAAGATTGTGAAAGCTTTGAAAACGCAGTGAGTATGGCCGTATGGAATCCGAAGAGCATTGATCCAGAACGGTTGGATGACGGTTCCTCTGATATTGATACCCTGGACGCTTTTGAGTACAGCTTCGAGGCGAGAATGGACAGGCTTCTCCGCAACACATCTCTTGGAGGAAAGAACGATGGCGATAGGAGATTTCATAAGGAGGCTGATAGGTAGAATGCTACCGAAACAGAACCTTGAGAAAAAGCTGGGAATTAAAATCGCTACGTCCGGGATCATGGACAACGAGATTCAGCTTTGGCTCAAAATGTATCAGAATGAACCTCCGTGGAAGGGCGGGGATGAGCATATTAAATGCCTGAATCTCCCTGCATCCATCTCAGAGGAATTGGCACGGCTCGTATTAACCGAGTTTACAATTCTGGTAGATGGAAGCCCACGGGCAAACTTCATCAATGACCAGCTAAATACAATGCTGGGTGGAATGAGCAATGTAGTAGAAATGTGGTGCGCTCTCGGCGGTATCGCCTTGAAGCCCTATGTTTCAGGAGAGAATGAGGCCACAGGACAGCCGGAAAAAATCCGCCTGGCTGTAACCTACGCCAGCAGATTCTTCCCGACAGCGTTCAACAGTAACAAAGAGATCACAGGCGCGGTCTTCATTGACTCAAAGCGCGTCGGTGACTATGTGTACACGCGGCTTGAGCATCATAACCTGGAAGGTACTCATTACACAGTAAAAAACAGAGCTTTTCGCTCCGAACGTCTCAACTCCGTGACATCTGAGGATGACAACATGAACGTCGCACAGCCGTTCTCGGAGGAGGTTTCTTTGGATGCGGTCGAAGAGTGGAAAGCCCTTGAACCCGTAGTTGAGATGGACGGCATTGACCGTCCTCTTTTCGTTTATGTGAAGGTTCCTAGGGCCAACAACCGGGATTTGATGTCTCCCCTCGGGGTAAGCGTTTTCAGCCGTGCAACAGATTTGATCGAAGAAGCGGACAGGCAGTTCAGCCGCATTTTGTGGGAGTATGAAGCTAAGGAGGCTGCAATCGACGCAGACGAAGCCTTGTTTGACACCGACAGGAAAGGCAATCCGATTCTCCCCCATGGGCGTGAACGGCTCTACAGGTCCTATCATTTCGGCTCAACGAACAAGCAGGGTTTCATTGAAGCGTTTAGCCCCGAGATCAGGGACAATCCCATGTTCAACGGCCTGAACAAGCTTTTCCGTAACATTGAGTTCCTTTGTGGACTAGCATACGGAACGCTGTCGGATGTGAATGTCAGTGCGAACAGCGAAAAAACCGCTACCGAGATCAAAGCATCAAAGCAAAGGTCCTACACTACCGTCAATTCCCTGCAAAAGGCATGGGAAGACGGCCTGCATAGCCTTATCCAGGTTATGGACATGATCTGCACCCTCTATAACATGGCTCCCATGGGAGAGATCGAAACGGCAATCACCTGGGGGGATGGAGTGCTTGAGGACACGGATGTGGAATATCAGCGTAGATGGCAGATGGTCATGGCCGGAAAACTCAAGCTCTCCCTCTTCTACTCATGGTATTTCGGATGCACAGAGGAACAGGCAATCGAGATGATTCCAGAATCACAACCTGTTTTCCCGCCCGAAGAGTAGGAGGTTAAAAGATGCTGACCCCTGAGTATCTTAACCACTGTACGGATCACCTTCTGGGGCTTTATGATGAACTTGACAGAGCTATCATTGCCGACATTTCAAGGCGAATAGTAAAGACAGGTGGAATCACTGCAACAGCGGAGCACCAGATAGATAAGGTCCAGCAGAGCGGAATGCTCCTGAGTGATGTGACAAAAGAGGTCGCTACAGTGACCCGGTTTTCGGAAGAAGAAATCGAAAGACTGTTCAACGAAGCCGGTATCGTTGGAATGCAGAACGACGTGAAACCCCTCATCCTTGCAGGGCAGCAGGTCATCCCAGGAATGGAGCGAAACGGCCCACTCCCTGTGCTCAACGGTGAAGTTGTCGGTTTGAACCTGTCTCCAGCAATGAAGCAGGTCCTTGAAGCTGCCATTGCGAAGACGAAGGGTGACTTGCGGAATCTCACGATGACAACCGGAGTAACTGCGTCATCTTCCTACCTTGAAGCAGTGAATGCAGCATACATGAAAGTTCAGTCTGGAGCGTTCACGTATCAGCAGGCAATCCGAGAAGCAGTAAAGGAAGCGGCGGTTGGAGGCAACCATGTGTCCTACCCGTCCGGTCGCCTGGATCAGCTTGATACAGCAGTCCGTAGATCAGTTCTCACGGGTCTCAATCAGACTTGTGGAAAACTCACGGAGCTTTACGGGAAGGACCTTGGATGTGAATACTACGAAACATCTGCCCATGGAGGAGCGAGACCTTCTCATGCGGTGTGGCAGGGCCGGGTATTCAAGATCGAGGGGGCAACAGCCGATTATCCAAACTTCGAGGAAAGCACAGGCTATGGAACCGGCGCAGGACTCTGTGGATGGAATTGCAGGCATTCCTTTTATCCCTTCTGGCCCGGCATCTCCTCTCCTGCATACACAAAGGAGATGCTGGATTCCTACGACAGGCCAAAGTATTCCTTCAATGGCGACAAGCTGACGGAATATGAAGTCTCCCAGCTCATGCGGGAATGTGAGCGAAAAATCCGCGAGAGCAAACGTGAAGTAATCGGATTTCAAGCCGCTATGGATGCAGCTTCCGGCTCGACAAAGGAAGCTCTGAAAACCGACTATGAGAGTGCGGTATTGTCCCTCAAAAGCAGGGAGGCCGCATACAAAGAACTATGCAGGCAGACAAGACAAGCCACGGATGGAGCGCGAACAAGTGTCGTAGCGGTAAAGGGTAAAGATGGCTCAATTCTTTCGTTTGATCGTTCTACCGCACAAAGAGCGCGGCAAACCAAAATAAGGCTTGAAAAGGAACGGGAAAGAGATATAATCAAGAGTAGTGGATTGGAAAATGCCCTACAACCTGGTCAAAGGCTTCCGAACTCTTTGCAGGCTCAAACTGACGCGAATAAAATCCAGGGATATGCCCTCAACAGCAATCACCCTGTCGGCAAGGAAAAGGCCCGTGTATTCAATTCGGTTCTGGGGTATCATTATGAAAACTGGAATAAGCTGTCGGATCAGATATTCAACGGTGTTCAAACCGGAACCGTATCCAAGGTAACTGAAACGCAATATGGCACCAAATATGAAGTGCCGCTAAGAATAACCGGAGAGAAGAAAAAGAGCATGGTAGTAAATACTGTGTGGCAGGTCGATAAAGGCAAAGAATCCCCGAGGCTTATAACGCTTACTTTCGATAAGCGGACCATAAGGAGCGAAAACTGATGTTTGGATTATACGACGTTGTATCTCTCGTAAATGACGATGAGAAACACGGTGTAAAAAAAGAGCATATCGGAGCCGTTATTGATATTCTCTCTGGCGGAGCAGCGTACACCGTGGAGTTCCTTGATGACAAGGGAAACACCAATGAGGAAGCTCTATTCACAGAGTATAAGGAAAGCGAGTTGCGATTAGTCAGCCGCTACGAAGACGTTATTCCTTGATGACTATACCGCCTACGGGCGGTATTTTCATATCCGAAACTATTATTCCACGGAAGGAGGAAAAGCAATGACAGCACGAGGACACCCCTGAGGGCAGCGCAGGATTGCGCGTATTGCATTTTCGGCAACAAGACATAAAAGATCATTACCAACAGAACAAAACGGCTGTACGGGCGTTCTCTCGCGTCTCATGCAGCACAATTCGATGGGCGAGCATCTTCGAAAGATGTTTCGGCCCTTTTTTCTTGCCCTGAGCATGGCATATAAACTGCATCGGCTCCCAAGGCGTGACGGGACATAAAGACACGCATTCCCTTTTGGGCGGGGATATAAATGCTCAATAGCAGGCCCGGAGTGAACCGGGATATAAACAAAATCAGCGAAATGGAGGAAAAACCAATGGCGTATGAATTTCTCAAGAAACTGTTCGGGACCCCGGCAGAGGGCGAACAGCCCAAGGCTCTGACCTATGCGGAGCTGGAGGCAGCTATCGACGCGGACAAGGGCATTACCCTCGTGAATCTCAAGGATGGCGGCTATGTCAGCAAGGACAAATTCGATGCAAAGGATACCGAGCTGAAAGGCGTTCAGGCGCAGCTCTCCACGGCCAATGAGACCATCAAGGGTTTCGAAGGCCAGAACATCGAAGGGATCAAGAACAAGGTTTCCGAATGGGAGCAGAAGTATAACAAGGATACCAAGGACCTGCGTGACAAGCTGGACGCGCAGGAACGCTCCCACGCCGAAGAAATGTTCCTGTCTGAGTATCACTTCACCAGCAAAGCAGCCCGTAACGGCGTGCTGGCGGAGCTGAGATCGAAGAACTTCTCTATCGAGAACGGGACCCTTCTCGGCGGCAAAGAGTTCATGCAGGGCCTCATGGAGAATGAGGACTACAAAGGCGCTTTCGTAGCGCAGGACAATGGTGGCGGTAACGATGGCGGCAACGAAGATGGCAACGGGAACAACGGCACCGGCGGCGATAACGGCCAGCAGGGAGCCCAGAGCAACACCGGAAACATCTACACCGGCAAGTCTATGCCTCGATTCTCTGGGGGCACCAATGGCGGCGTAGGCAGCGGTGGCGATAACTCTCCCAAGTTCAACTTCGGATTCCAGCACGTCAGAGAACCGGCACAGAAATAATCTTTAACAGGAGGAAACAAAAATGCCCGCTCTGAACTATGCAACTGAGTACCTGGCAGCACTGGAACTGGAATTTCCTTATGTGCTGTACTTCGGCGCACTCTTCTCTACGCCGAATAACGGTCGGTTCCGCTGGGTCAACTCCCGCGTAATTGAGATTCCCACCCTGACCACCACGGGCCGTATCGACGGCGACCGTGACACCATCGGGGCCCGGAAGCGCAACTACAACAACGGGTGGATTCCCCTGACCCTGGAGAATCACCGTACCTGGCAGACCCTCGTACACCCCCGCGATATCGACGAAACCAACCAGGTTGCGTCTATCGCCAACATCACCCGTGCTTTCAACGAGCAGCAGAAGTTCCCGGAGATGAACGCCTATCTCATCTCTAAGGTCTTCTCCGACTGGTGCGGCAGCGGGGCAGGTGCCCGTACCCCGGACACCACCGCCCTGACCGCAGATAACGTCCTGGAAGTGTTCGATCAGTTCATGCAGGACATGGATGACCGGCGCGTTCCCCGTCAGGGCCGTATTTTATACGTCACACCCGAGGTCCGCACCCTCATCAACAATGCGAAGCAGATTTACCGTCATATCGACCTCAACTCTGCTTCCAGCGCGATCCGTCGCGGCATCACTTCCATTGATGAAGTGGAAATTCCCGCCTCCGTTCCCTCTGACATGATGAAGACGCTTTACGACTTCACCGAGGGCTGGTCTGTCGATGACGACGCATTGCAGATCAACATGATGCTGGTGCATCCGCAGGCGGTCATCACTCCCATCTCCTACGAGTTCGCCCAGCTTGACCCGCCCTCCGCTGGGTCTCAGGGCAAGTGGGATTACTTCGAGGAGAGCTTCGAGGACGTTTTCGTTCTGCCCATGCGGAAGGACTGCATTGCCTTCAACGTGAAGGGCAGCGGCGGCGGCTATACTGCTGTAGCAACCCCGACCGGCAATCCTTCCACCAACAGCTACTATGAGAAGGTGAACGGCCACTACGTTGCGTCTACCGACACCACGGTTGACTCTACGAAGACCTACTACACCAAGAACTCCTGAGTAGCAGATCAAGCAATAATCATAATGGCCCGTCGGGATTCATTCTCGACGGGCCATTTCATCAAAGGAGGCAGCTCACATGCTGAAAGCACGAAAGAAAAACCGGGTCATCCGCATCCCGGATGAAAAGGCGGAAGAGTACAAGTCTCTCGGCTACCGGATCACCGATATGGACGGGAATACCGTTTATGAGCCTGAGGACAAGGACGCAACGATTGACTTGCTCCAGAAGGAAAACCTGCGGCTCAAGGGGGAAATTGCAGAGCTGAAAATGCTTCTGGGCAAACCCCAGGGCGAAGAAAGCGAAGCAATCCCGAAGAAAGCCGACAAGAAAACCGAAGCCAAAGCTGAGTAAGGCAGGTGTTTTTCATGGCATACGCTGACTACGAGTATTATTCTTCTGAGTTTTCGGGGAAGTCCATCTCAGAAGATGATTTCCCCGGATATGAGAAGAAAGCTGCTGCCATTATCGACCATGTGACTTTCGGACGGATTTCAGCTCTTCCTGCCATACCCGATATTGTCCGAGACGCTACCTGTGCTGTCGCAGAAAAGCTCAAGCAATTTGATGACGCACGGGTAACGGACGATGCAGGCAGGGAGCTGGCGTCCGAGTCCAATGACGGGTTCACGGTTTCTTTCCGCAACACCGGAACGGAAGAAGCCATGAACGCACAAACCAGGCTGATACTGACCACTATCCGAACGTATCTAGCCAATTCTGGCCTTATGTTCAGAGGGATTTCCAGACGGTACGACCTACCGGACACTGTTTAGCCGAGTGGAGGACAAAGCAGATGATTACTGCGACTTTTGATATTGTCCTCCTCAACAAGAGGCTGGACCGGGCATCCCGAAGGGATGTTTACTATGCAACTCAGATTTCAGGCGTATCTCACCATGAAAAACGTCAGTCATCAAGAGATGGCGGCTTCCATTCAGAGAGCGAGACACACAAAATCAGAATTCCGATAGAAGCAACCGTAGAGGGCGGCAAGAGCTACCTAAACGAGGCATACTACGATGCTCTTTCGGATAATGAAATCCAGAAGCATTGGACGATCCATAACGAAGACCTGATTATACTTTGTGCATCAAAAATTGAGAACATCGACACCCCATTCACAGACGGCTATCTAACCTGGGAACAGGCGGAAGCCCTTGCCGGAAGGATCGGCCTTAACCGGGAGATCATCCGTGTTGTGGAGTATGCGGATAACACCCTCAGAGGTAGCACGACAAAGCACTGGTGGATTGGAGGCGCATAATATGGCAATCAAGCAACCGCGAAACAATGGTTGTCTTAGCTGGAGCACACTCTTTGCCCAGCAGCGCAACGCCCAATTCACCAGGATGCAGCAGTTTATTGACAGTGAGGTTCTTCGACATTGCGATCCCCTTACGCCAAAGAGGACCGGAAACCTCATCAACTCAGGAAAGATGGGGACCGTTATTGGAAGTGGAGAGGTAAAGTATATTGCGCCCTACGCGGATAAGCAGTACAACGAAACCTCAGAGTCAAGATCGTATGATCCGAACCGTGGAGCACATTGGTTCGAGCGCATGAAGACAACACACAAGTATGAAATCCTAGAGGGCGCAAAGAAGGTGTGACATGGTTTCATCTATCATCGAAGGAATCACAGATTTTTTTATTCAGTGCCCGTTGTTGAAGGATGGAGCATTCCGGGTGGATGCCCTTGGAGATCATGGTGTTGAGTACACCATCGAAACCGGAATTTTCACCCCTATTGTCCGGACCTACGTCAACGGAGACACAGAGCGGATTTATCAATTCAATTTCGGGAGCCGGGAGTTCTATTCGCTGGACAGAATACAGAACATCGAGAACAGCGTGTTCTATGAAGAATTTGCTGCCTGGGTGGAGGAACAGGACAGCTTAGGAAACTACCCGGAAATGCCTGAAAAGTGTTCTCCGCTCTCTATGACCGTGCTTTCTCCCGGCTATCTTTTCGATGGAGCCATGAAAAACGCACGGTACCAAATCCAACTGCAACTTGATTACTACAAGGAGGCATGACGTTATGGCAAAACGTAATGTTGTAAAGCGGCACCAGTACGCCGACTATCTGAATGTCGGCACGGATTCCGCGCCCGAATGGGCTTTCATGGGTGCAGGCTTCAAAACCCTGGATGAAAACCCGAATGCGCAGACAGACAGCGTGAAGTACGTCTGCGATAAGTCTGCCAGCTCCTCTGTTGAGTCCTACGAAACCTCTTTCCCCTATGAGGCGGACCAGATCGTGGAGGAGAAGGCCATCGACTTCATCTACAACATCGGGCGCAACCACATGGTAGGCTCCGATGCTGAGACGGAGTACGTCCGCGTTGAGCTGTGGAACCGGGCCGCAGGGAACAACAAGTTCGAGGCTCGGAAGTTCCTGGTCTCCGTTGAGGTGGCTTCCATCTCCGGCGAGAACAAGATGAACATTTCCGGCAATCTGAACGCTGTGGGCGATCCCGTCCTGGGGACCTTCAATACCACCACGAAGACCTTCGAAGAGGCCAGCGCGTAAGAAAGGGGCGGAAAAACCATGAGCATGATTTCCATTGAGAAGAAGGACGGCACCACCGTAGAGCTGGAGCTGGACCTGCTGGACGCTGATGTCGTTGAGCGCTATGAGCAGCTTATGGCGAAGATCGTGAAGGACATCAACGAGCCGACGCAGTATAAGGACATCTCCAATGCGGACGCAATGCGTAAGCAGTGTCGCCTGGTGGACGGGTTCTTCAATGACCTTTTCGGCCCCGGAACCGCTGAAATGCTGTTTGACGGCGGGAACAACCTCGGCATTCGCCTGGATGCCTTTGCCAACGTCGCCAGCGTCAAGGATGACATCCAGGGCGACATGAACAGCATCATCAGCAAGTACGGCTTCCAGCGGATTCAGAACCGTGAGGAGCGCAGGGCAGCGAAGAAGAAGCGTCGCAATCACTGACCATGAACCTACTGGTTGACACACCGCCCAAAACTGTATTGATCGGAGGCGCGGAGTATGAGATTCGCTCAGACTTCCGCGCCTCCATTCTTTATGAGCTTTTGTGGCAGGATGATGATGTTCCGCATGACGTGAAAATCAGGCAGTCCTTGGACATCTATTTTCCCGTTGTCCCAGAGGCAGATATTTACGAAATCTTCGATGCTATCTCATGGTTCTATCTCTGTGGACGCACAGAGAAGGAACGTAAGCTCCAGGATGCGCTTGACAGATATGAAGACGACGACGAGGTTGTTTCTACCAGCAGCCGGGTATATTCCTTTGACTTCGATGACGAGTATATTTTTGCCGCATTCCAGCAGCAGTATAGCATCAATCTGTCAGAGGTGGAGTACCTGCACTGGTGGCAGTTCCGGGCTATGTTCAAAGCCCTGAACGACTCGTGCCAGTTCGTAAAGATCATGGGCTACAGAGCGACGAAGATCAGTAGCGATATGTCCAAAACAGAAAAGGAATTTCTACGGAAGATGAAGTCCATTCATGCCCTGCCCGTTTCAGCGGCGGAGCAAAGGGAGAACGACGCTCTGGCTGACGCTCTCATGAACGGGAAAGACCTCTCCGGGCTACTTGAGTAAAGGAGGCCGTGAGTGGACACCAAGAAAAAAGCTCAAATCATCTGTCCGAAATGCGGATACAAAATGCCCTTGTTCTATGCGGAAGAAGCAGAGAGCAAGGGCGTATTTGTTACCTGCAAGGGCAGGAAATGTAAATCTACCTTCGAGGTAAAAATCCGAGAAGGAAAACAGATCGTTAAGTAGTGCCATTATGAGCCGATAGCGATTCCGAACGAAAAGAGGTGAGGAAGCTATGGGCTATGATGGCACTCTAAAATTTGACACCAAAATTGATGACTCCGGCTTTGGCAGTGGCGTAGATAAAATCTCCAGTCTTGCCAGCGGAGCCATGAAAACTGTCGGAACTGCGGTTGCAGCAGGCACGACAGCAATCACCGGCCTTGGCACGGCGGCAGTCACCGTAGGCAGCAACTTCGAGGCATCCATGTCGAACGTCGCTGCCATTTCAGGAGCCACGGGCAACGACCTCCAGAGCCTCACCGACAAGGCTATGGAGATGGGGTCCAAAACCAAATTCAGCGCATCAGAGAGCGCGGACGCTTTCTCCTATATGGCAATGGCCGGTTGGAAGACATCGGACATGCTTGGCGGCATTGAGGGCATTATGAACCTTGCCGCTGCGTCCGGCGAAGACCTTGCCACTACATCGGACATCGTAACCGACGCTCTTACCGCTTTCGGACTGTCCGCAAAGGACTCCACTCATTTTGCCGATATTCTGGCCGCAGCATCCTCCAACGCCAACACCAATGTTGGCATGATGGGTGAGACCTTCAAGTATGTTGCTCCTGTCGCTGGTGCCCTCGGGTTTTCAGCAGAAGACACAGCTCAAGCAATCGGTCTTATGGCCAATGCTGGTATCAAAGGGTCTCAGGCTGGTACATCCCTCAGAGCTATAATTACCCGACTTGTCAAACCTACGAAGCAGTCACAGGAAGCAATGGACAAGCTGGGGATATCTCTCACTGACTCTCAGGGAAATGTGAAAAGCCTCGGCACATTGATGGAGGAACTACGGGTTGCGTTTGCTAGTCTCTCCGATGCGGAAAAAGCAGAATACGCCTCCAAGCTCGCCGGTCAGGAAGCTATGTCCGGTATGCTTGCTATCGTTAATGCTTCTGTCGGTGACTACAACAAGCTAGGAGATGCAATCAAAAACTGCACCTATAACGTCGGGGAAATCTCCGAAAAGCTGGAAAGCTCAGGCGTTGACTGGTCGAAGTACCGGGACAAGGCATGGCAAGCCATGGGCAACGGCATGGAGGGGCTTACAGACGAGATCATCTATAACCTCTCGGAAGTCGGAACCAGTGCGGAAGAACTACAAGAATACCTGATGATGGAGTACGAGCTGGACGCTGATGATGCACTCACAGCAATTCAGAGCGTTCAGAAGTCTATGGAATCTGCCAGCGGCGCAGCCGAACACATGGCAGACATCATGAACGACAACCTCCAGGGCCAAATCACCATCTTGAAGTCCGGTCTGGAAGGTCTGGGAATCAAGATTTATCAGTCGGTGGACAGTCCTCTCCGGGACGTTGTTACGACGGCCCAGGACATGGTGCAGCAGCTCACAGACGCCTTTGATGAAGGTGGCCTGGGGGCCCTTGTGAACAAGGCCGGAGACGTATTCGCACAGATTGTCACGGAGGCAGCGCAAGCAGCCCCGAAACTGATTGATGCTGTCGCCAACCTGCTTTCGTCCTTCGTACAAGGCATTGCCGATAACGCAACAGACATCGGCGCGGCGGCAGCGCAGGTGGTCATGAAGCTGGGGGAAGCGATCTCCAACAATGCCCCCCTGCTCATTCAGGCAGCGAAAGACATCATCCACGGCTTCATGCAGGGTCTCTCTGAGGAGTTCCCCGGTGTATCTGCCCTGCTGGATGGCTTCTTTGATGGCTTTATCGACACGCTGACCGGCATTGTCGGCGGAATGATAGATATTATCAAGGGCATCTTCACCGTCATCAACAACATGGACCCGGTTACGCTCCGGCTTATAGGCGAAGCACTCGGGACCATCGTTGGAGCTATCGTCGGGCTGAATGTCGCCAAGTCCGTTGCTGGTTCGCTTTCTGGCCTATGGAGCGTCCTGAACATCGGAAAGACCGCCATAACCGGAGTAGCAGGAGCCCTCCCGAAGGTCATTGAGGGCTTCGCCTTGTGGAGAGGCGGGGCGGGAACGCTGACAGAGGTATTCGCCACTCAGTTCCCGAAGATGTCCGGCCTCGTTACCCAGGCTGTAACCAGCATTAAGGCATCGGTCACAAGCGCGGCGACCTTCTTCAACAGCACCGCAGGCGGCATAACGCTCCTGATAAGCGGCCTGGTGATGGCAGTAACCAACTTTGTCTCCATGTTCCGGGACGGCTTCAATGTCGTGAAGGAAATCCTCATGGTCGTGGGGATTGCGATTGCAGCGGTTGGTGCAGTCATCCTCGGAGTCCCCATTGCCGTAGCCGCTGCTGTGGCCGCTGTAGTGGCCGCTATAGCGACGGCGGTCGTTCTGGTAAAAGAACACTGGGAAGAGATCAAGTCCTTTTTCCTGAGCGCGTGGGAAGGTGTCAAGGCGTTCTTTGCCTCCATCCCGGAGAGGCTGACGGAGTTCTTCACCGGAATCCACGATAAAGCGATTGAGTTCTTCACTAACGCGGTCCTGTCCATAGCAGAGTTTATTACCAACGCATGGACAGCAATCACGACGTTCCTGACGGACCTCCCGTACAAGATCGGTGAAGCCCTGGGCTTCGCCCTCGGCAGTATCGTCCAGTTCGGGTTAGATGTCTTCACCTGGATCACGGAGACCCTTCCGCAGATTATTGAGGGCATCATTACCTGGTTCGCAACGCTCCCGGAAAGAATCTGGGAATGGCTTGTCTCTGTTGTAGACCATATCCGGCAGTGGGGCACAGACATCAGCGTATGGGTCACTGAGACGCTTCCCCAAATCATTGAAAGCATCGTTCAGTGGTTCCGGGACCTCCCCGGAAAGATATGGGAATGGCTCTGTGCTACTGTGGCGAAGGTCGTTGAGTTCGGCGCAAACCTCCTGGAAACCGGCAGACAGGCAGCGCAGAACTTCTTCGACAAGGTAGTTGAAATCGTCACCGGCCTGCCCGGTAAGATGATGGAACTGGCGAAAGATGTGGTCAACGGCATCTGGGAAGGCATCAAGTCTGCAAAGGACAACTTCTTCAAGAACATAACCGGCTTCTTCAACGGCATTTCTGACGGCTTCAAAAAGGCCCTCGGAATCCATAGCCCGTCTACGGTCATGCAAAAGCTGGCCGGATATGTCGTTTCCGGCATGACGAAGGGCATGAGCACCATGCCAAAGGAAGCGTCGAAAATCTTCTCCAGCACGAAGAAGGAATTTGATACCTTCGAGAAGAATATGTCTTCCAAGGCAACGACCGCTGGACGGAATCTAGTGACCAACTTTGTCACCAGCGTGTCTAAGCTCTCCAGTTCCGTTTCGCCGCACCTCTCCGCGGCTCTAACCACAGTTTCATCCTTCGGAAGCACCCTCTCCCAAAACGGCAGCACTATCGGCTCCAATTTCGTTACTTCGATTACGAACGCAACGACCAACCTTCCGTCTAGTATGGAAAACCTTGGCCGGAGCATCGTTGTCGGCGTGTGGAACGGCATCAACCGTCAGAGCGAATGGTTCTACAGCTACGTCAACACGTTCTTCACGAACATCGTCAACAGCGTCAAAAGCAGTCTGGGTATCAACAGCCCGTCGAAAGTATTTGCTGCGGAAGTCGGTGCCTGGATTCCTCCCGGCGTGGGTCTCGGCGTGAAGAAGGCCATGCCTGGATTGCTGAGAACCACAGAAGCGGAAATGGAACGTCTGGCAGATACGATGCAGTCCACCATCGACTATGAGACCGGCAGACTCAGCTTCGAGAAGACCGGCCAGCAGAGTTATGACCAGGCCAGAGATGACCGGAAGCGGAAGCAGGATGTCCATGTGACCGGGCGGGTAGAAGATGACCGTCCGATTGAAGTCCATTCCCATCTCCACATCGGAAAACGGGAACTGGCTGAAGAGATTGCGCCGGCTGTGAACCACGAGCTGTACAAGATCGACAAGCAGGAAAATGACAGAGGAAGGGGGAACTGACCATGGCAACGGTAGACAAGTTGAGGCGTAGTAAAGCCTATGTGACGTTGAACGGAGTGAACCTCCTGGCAACTCACATGATGAACCTGGTGTCCTATGAGATCGGAAGCCCCGTCCCTCTCGTGAAGATTATCACAGTTCCCGGCAGGCCCGGAAACCTGGATGCTACGCTTGCGTTGAACGGCAAGGTGAACTATGTTTCTCGGCCTATCACAGCGAGGTTCCATATCAGGAACAACCCGTATGATGCCTGGCACACGAAGCTGTCAACGCTCTTGAAGCTCTTTGACGGTGTGGAGTCGAAGATGGTCTTCTCCACGGACCCGGACTGGTACTACAAGGGCCGGTTCACATTTGAGCTGGAGAAAACCAGCGAAGTCAGCTCCTTTATCACGCTGACCTGTGATGACGCTTTCCCGTACAAGCTGGAGGACATTACGGTCTCTGACACCATCAGCGGCAGTAAGTACGTCTACTGCACCGGGAAGGATTACAACGGAACCGTGACCATCTATTCCAGCTCGTCCTCCATGTCCGTGAGGTTTGGCAGCCAGACCTATCAGCTCAGAAGCGGGAACAATGTCATTCGGGAAATCCATCTGTCCAGCGGAAGCAACAGCCTGTACTTCACCGGGACAGGCTCAGTGAGAATCACCTACGAAAGAGGGGTGCTGTGATGTATAAAGTTACCTGCCTCTACGGAGGGACCACCTACACCCTGCACGACCCTCTTTCTGAGGACCTGCGAATCTACGATGACCAGGTTGAAACCGAGACCAATGCACCGGGCAGCATGAGGTTTTCCGTCCCATACAATCACCCGTACCTGGACAAGATTGTGGGCCTCTCCTCCGACATCCGTGTCTACGACGGATCGGAGGAGATTTTTCGTTGCAGGCCAATCACGGACGGAGAGGACCTGTACCGGTCCCGCACCTTCAAGTGTGAGGGTGAGCTTGCGTTCCTCTACGACAGCATCCAGCCTCGCCGGGAACTTCATGGCGTAACCCCGTATCAGCTCTTCTCCATGCTCGTAGAGGAGCACAACCGGCAGGTTCAGGGTGGGCCGATAGACAAGACCTTCCGTGTCGGAGTGGTCACGGTCAACGACCCAAACAACAGTCTGTACCGGTACACGAACCGCGAGACCACCTTTGACTGCATTACAGGCAAGCTGATAAAGCAGCTCGGAGGCCATCTCAGGGTGAGGACTCAGAACGGGTACAGATACCTTGACCTCCTGGCTGAAGTGGACACCATATCGGACCAACCGATTCAGCTTGGAGACAACCTCCTGGACTACTCCAGGGATACGGATTATACGCAAATCGCCACAGCTTGCATCCCTCTAGGCGCAGCGCAGGAGGAGACGGAGATAGCTGCCCTTGATGCCTACCTGACCATCGAGTCAGTGAACAGCGGGAGCAGCATGATCCAGCTCAACAACGCAGTTCAAAAGTTTGGCTTTATCTGCAAGGTCGTATCGTTCGATGACATTACGGTTCCGGCCAACCTGAAAACAGCAGGAACGGCGTGGCTCCAGGATGGTCAGTATGAGGACATGACCCTGACGCTGACCGCCGTGGACCTGCATGGTCTGGGGTATGACCTCCAGCCCATGCGGATTGATACGCAGGTACGGGTAGTGAGTCAGCCGCACGGTATGGACCGCTATTTCCCTGTTAGCAAAAGGACCTACCACCTGACAGAGCCAGAACAGGACACAGTGACAGTAGGCTCGACCGAACGACAGAAAAGCTACACATCCTCCAATAAAGGCCAGGTCAGCGCCGTTCAGGACCATGCGGAACAGATGAGGCAGAATTTCGATAGCATCATTGATAAAGAACGTCAAAACGTATCGAATATGCTGAATCTGGCTACTCACGGCTATGTTGTCTTAGACCCGAATGACGGGCCTACCCGTATCCTCATCATGGACACGAACAACATAGATACTGCCCAGAAAATATGGAAATGGGACATGAACGGCCTGGCCTATTCTGGGACGGGAAAAAATGGCCCCTGGAGCTCCGCAGCCATTACCGCCGACGGGAAGATTTCTGCCGACCACATCTTGACCGGGACGCTGGACGCGGAACGGATTAAGGCCGGTATCCTCAGTGATCTGGCTGGGAAAACAACCTTGGATATGTCTACCGGCGCTCTTCATGCAGAGAAGTTTTCCGTTGATGCTACGAACTTCCAGCTCACAGAACAGGGCAACCTGACCGCCAACAACGCTTCGCTCACCAATGTTTCAGCTACGGGAACGATAACAAGTGAAATATCGTACAATTACGGCGGAACAACGGAAACACAATCCACATCTGTTTCTCAAGGTCAGGTGAGTTTCTATAAAAACGGAGCACTCTCCGGGTTCATTGATGCAACAAGTACCGCTGATCCTATGACCGGAGGCGCATCAAGAGATGTTTTAGCAATCAGGGCTGATTCTGCAAGCGCAATCACTTTTGGTATCCCATGGACTGGAGAAGGTGATTATGCCTATGAATATGAGCTTGTCATAAATAACGGGCTAAATCCCTGGGGGTACACAGAGCCAATTTATGCAGGCGCAGATGTAAGGCTGAACAGTAGTGTATTCGTCACTGGAACTATCAATCACGGAACAAAAGAAAACCCAGATGACCATACCGGGAGTGTCGAAGTTCGTTACACCGAAATGACAGGTTCCAGAAGTCCGTATGTGGGCGTGTACGGTGGTCTCTATGTTGATGGAGATTTATCTGTACACGGCACGAACAAGGCACGTGTCGTGGATACTGATAACTATGGCACCGTAGCCTTGTGCGCTATGGAAAGCACACGCCCCGTCTTCTCTGATCTTGGTTCTGGCCTTGTTGGGGAGGACGGATTTACCTGCGTGTTTCTTGATCCTGATTTCGTTGAGACTGTAGTCCTTTCCTGTGGGTATCATGTGTTTCTTACGCAAACGAGCCTGGGGACAATAGAGTTCACGGAGAAGATGCCAGACCATTTCATTGTTCATGGTATCCCAGGAACTACTTTTGATTGGATTGTGTACGCAGCCCAGAATGGGAGTGAAGGTATAAGACTGGATCAATCTTGCCCACCAGAACGGGATTTGAATATGGAAGCTGGTACATTCCCGATGTTACCGCCTGATTCCATGGAACAGTTGGCATCCGATTATTTGAACTCATACGAGGAGGAAATCTATGGAAAACGTAGTTAAAATCACAAGCTTTACGGCTCACCAGACACCTGAAGGAATGCGGGTGTCTGCAACCTATTCCGTAATCAGCCCGGATGGGCGGCTGCTCAAATCCAACGTCAGAGAGACGCGGATTGTCATGGTAGATGAAGTCAATGAGGCTATCGACACTGTGAACACCTGGCTTCACGGAATCATCCAGAACCAGGAGGTAACGCCGTGATTACCTACGAGTATGACCTGGACATGACCCCCGGAGAGGAACCGTTGACCATCCATCTGAACCAGAACGATGCCAACTTTGTTCTCCGCTTCAACCTGTTTTCGGAGGTTGGAGAGCTGGTCATTGAGTCCGGTACGTCTGTCGCACTCTGGGGGACGAAGCCCGGAGGGGGCAGTTTCCAGACCAGCGGAAGCATAAGCGGGAAGACTGTCACCGTCAATGGCAGCAGTCAGCTCACTAATGTTTGCGGCCTGGGCGACTTTGAATTGCGTCTGACCCACGCAGGCAAGACGCTTCACAGCGCGAACTTCCACATCTCTGTGGAAAAGATTCCTCAGTAAAGAAGGGAGGAAAACAGCATGATTGTCTATACCTTCGACCTGGATATGGTGCCGGGTGGCAATCGGGCCATTCTGCACCTCAGCCAGTACGATGAAGACTTCACCCTGAAAGCGAGGCTCTTTGCCCGGACTGGTGTTTTCACGGTCGAAAGCGGGACCACGGCTGAAATCCGTGGCCTCAAATCCGACAGCAACGGCTATTCCGCGACGTGTACCGTTACCGAAGAAGATGGCCGTCCTGTCGTGACGGTTACTGGAGACAAGCAGATCACGGCGGCGGCTGGCAAAGCCACGTTTGAGATCATGCTTCTCAAGAACAACAGAGAGCTGAACACCGCCAATTTCATCATCGACGTGGAACGGGCTGCGCTGGATATGGACTCTGCCAAGTCCGACTCCAAGCTCCGTGAGTTCGGGGATGTCTGGGACAAGGCGGATGAGATCATCAACGCCGGTGCTCAGTACGAAGAATCCCAGCGGGTTATGCAGGAGCTTTCTGAACAGACTGCCCAGAATGCTGCGGCGGCTCAGGAAAGTGAGGATGCCGCAGCAGACCTTCTCTCGCAGTACAACACCAAGTACGAAGATGACATGGAGGCGTTCGTTGCTGCTTACGCAGCGGCAATGCGTGAGATTGACGCCAAGTCCACCGCGATTTCTGCGCTCACAACTGACGCAGACAATATCGCAAGGCAGGCGCTCTCCCTGGCCTCCAATGCAGACAATGAGGCGGCAGAACTGTCCAACTCTGTTGCATCCCTGCGGAACAAGGTCAATCAGCTCCAGTTGGAGAGTGCGGCCTACTGCATGGAGCTGGAAGTGACCAGTGCAGGGCTTGTGTACCTGCTGAACAATGGCGAACGCATTGCAGGTCCCTATGGTCCCTTCGCAGGAAACGGCGGCGGTGGAGGCGGCGGAAGCTCTACCTCCAACGTCATCTTCAACATCTCCAACAGCACTGGCTGGCTGAGTAAGACCATCACCAGGACCGATGCCTGCCCCGTGAGCGTAACCTGGTCCTCTGAGATGGAGGGTATGCCTACTGGCTCCGGCTCGGCCAAGATCACCGTCAACGGCGCAGTCAAGGCCACGATGAACGTCCAGCAGGGCCAGGTCACGATTGACCTTGCTCCCTATGTCACCACGGGCACCAACGTGGTCCGGCTGAACGTCAGCGACAGCTACGGCAACAACTCCAGCATCAACTTCACGATTACTGTCGTGGCACTGTCCATCAGCTCCACCTTTGATGCCTCCGTGCCCTATCAGGGCACCATTTCCTTCCCCTTCACTCCCGTGGGCGACGTGAACAAGATTGTCCATTTCGTCCTGGATGGAAGGGAAATCGGCACGACGGCAACCTCTGTCTCCAACCGACAGATGACCTACGCAATCCCCCAGCAGAGCCACGGCCCCCATACGCTGGAGTGCTACTTTGATGCAGAGATCAACGGGCAGACGGTTTCGTCCAATCGCCTGTACTTCGAGATCATCTGCCTGGAGGCCCTGAATACGACCCCCATCATCGTCAGCTCGTTCAACAGGGAGTCGGTGCCTCAGTACACGACCTTGAACGTGGACTACACCGTCTACGATCCTGTCTATGCAACGTCTGATGTGGTCATCACGGCCAACGGAGTCCAGGCGGCTGCGGTCAATGTGGACCGCACTCAGCACGCTTTCAGCTACCGAGCTAACAGAGTCGGCACCCTGACCATCGTCATTACGGCGAGAAGTGCCAGCAAGACTATCACGCTTGACATTACGGAGTCCGATGTTGATGTGGAGGCAGAAACCGACCAGCTCAAGCTCTTCCTGTCCAGTGCGGGACGCTCCAACAATGAGGCGGACCCCGGAACCTGGACCTTCGAGAGCATTGCAGCGACCTTCTCCAACTTTGACTTCACGTCTGACGGCTGGCAGACGGATGAGAATGACATCCCTGTCCTGCGTATCAAGGGCAACGCAAGACTCACTATCCCGTACAAGATTTTTGCTCAGGACTTCCGTACCACAGGCAAGACCATTGAGCTGGAGTTTGCCACGCGGAATATCCTGGACTACGACGCAACGATTATCTCCTGTATGTCCGGCGGACGCGGCCTGACGGTCGCTCCCCAGAGAGCTACCCTAAAGTCCGAGCAGTCTGAGATCAGTGCTCAGTTCAAGGAGGATGAACACATCCGCCTTGCTTTTGTCGTTGAGAAGAGGTCTGAGAATCGCCTGATGCTCACCTACATCAACGGCATTGCCAGCGGTGCTGTTCTGTATCCCACGAATGATGACTTCTCTCAGGTCAGCCCTGTGAACATCTCACTTGGCTCCGACGATTGTACGTTGGATCTTTACTGCATCCGTGTCTACGACAATGACCTGACTAGGCACCAGGTCTTGGACAACTGGATCGCAGACACGCAGGATGTCACCGCCATGCTGGAACGCTGGAGACACAATCAGGTGTACGACAGCTACGGCCATGTTGTCATTGACAGCCTGCCCATGGACCTGCCCTACATGGTCATCTCCTGCGCCGAGCTGCCTCAGTACAAGGGCGACAAGAAGATGGTCACGATTGCGTATACTGACCCGCTGTATCCTGCCAACTCGTTCACCATCGAAGAGGAGAGCTGCCAGGCCAACGTCCAGGGTACGTCTTCGGCCCCCTACGCCCGGAAGAACTACGACCTCCAGTTCAAGCAGGGATTCAATACCCCGTCCGGCCATACCGACGGGTACAAGCTGCGGACCAACAGCATCCCCTTCAATCGTTTTGTTTTGAAGGCTGACGTGGCATCCAGCGAGGCTGCGAACAATGTCGGGCTTGTGTCTTTGTTCAACGATGCAAGCCCCTTCAAGTCCCGTGAAATGCTTGCGGATTCCCGTGTGCGGCACGGCATCGAGGGCTACCCCATCGTCGTTTTCTGGCACAACACCACGACCAACGAGACCAGCTTCCTCGGAAAGTATAACTTTAACCTCCCGAAACGTGCCCCGGGGCCCTACGGTTTCAGCGGCAACATGGAGTCCTGGGAGTTCCAGAACAACACGTCTGACCTGATGCTGTTCAAAAGCGACTACTTCGACGAAACCATGTACACCGACCCTGACACCGGCGACACCAAAGAGCGGTGGCGGTACGACTACGAAGCCCGGTTCCCGAGTGATGAGTGGGTGGACTACACCAAGCTCCAGGAGTTGCAGTCCTTCATTGTCTCCACTGACCGGACAAAGGCGACGGGTGAGAATCTCAGCAGTTCCGTCACCCTCGACGAAGTGACCTACACCAAGGACACTGCGGAGTACCGGCTGGCGAAGTTCAAGGCACAGTTCGGAGACTATGCGGAAGTTGATTCCTTTGTCTTCTACTACATCTTCACTGAGCTTTTCCTGATGGTGGACTCTCGTGCCAAGAACCTGTTCATCGGCTTCAACGGTGCGGACACTGACCCGACAAAGGTCTCCCATATCGACCGCAAGGCAGTAGCACAGCCGTATGATATGGACACCGCCCTGGGCACTAACAATGAGGGCTCCCTGGTGTTCGGCTACAGCCTGGAAGACACGGACCACCTTGCCGGTGGTGCAGACATCTTCAACGGCCAGGAGTCCGTGCTGTGGTGCAATGTGCGCGACGCTTTCCCGACGGAGATCGTTCGGATGTACCAGACCCTGCGGTCCAACGGCATCCTGTCCTTCGCCAACGTGGAATCCGTCTATGAGGAGAGACAGGCCAAGTGGCCGGAGGCCGTGTGGAATGAAGATGCCTGGTTCAAGTACATTGATCCGCTTATCAACCCGGACCCCGGCAAGACGGCCACGGCGTTCTATCTGCCGATGCTCCAGGGCTCCAAGGCCGAGCAGAGAAAGTGGTGGTTGTATAACCGCTTCCGCTACATGGACTCCAAGTGGAACGCCGGCGATGCCTTGCGCGAAGTCATCCAGCTCAGAGGATATGCGAAGGCCGATATCACGCTCACGCCCTACACGGACATCTACCCGACCATCAAGTACGGCTCCTATCTGGTGCAGACCCGTGGTAGCCACGGCGTTCCCGCAACTCTGGCCTGCCCCCTGGATAATGTGAACGACACCGAAATCTACATCTACAGTGCCCCGCAGCTCGCCTCCATCGGTGATCTGTCCGGCTTGAAGGTAGGCGTGTGCGACGTGTCCATGGCGACCAAGCTCCAGTCCTTGAAGGTGGGCGATTCCTCCAGCGGCTACACGAACCCCAACCTGACGGAGCTGACGCTGGGCAATAACGTCCTGCTGAAAACTCTTGATGTCCGCAACTGCACGTCCCTCACTCAGTCTGTGGACGTGTCCAACTGTACGAACATCGAAGAGATTTACATGGAGGGCACCCAGAGCACCGGCGTCAAGCTGCCCAACGGCGGCACCCTGAAAAAGCTCCACCTGCCTGCATCCATCACCAACCTTGAAGTGCGGAACCAGCCCAAGCTGACGGACATCGTGATCGGCAGCTATGAGAACATCACGTCCCTGTGGATTGAGAACCCGTCCAACGCCCTGGAAACCGTGTTCTTCACCGCCCTGGACAATATCACTCAGGGCGCGAGACTCCGTGCTGTCGGCCTTACGCTGGAGATGGCAAATGTCGCGGCGATCAATGCGTTCTACGACAAGCTGGACCGGTTCCGTGGCATGGACGAGTACGGCAATAACATGGACCAGGCCCAGGTCACGGGCACCATCCACATTGCATCCGCAACTGGCAATCAGGTCGCTGCCCTTCTGGAACGCTATCCCTACATGACCATCAACGCTGACCATGTGGAAAGCACCCTGACCTACAAGAACTTTGACGGCAGCTCCACGATCAAGACCGTTACGTGCCTTGATGGTGTGCCTCAGGAGGCTTCTCCCTCCGGCCCCTCCAGAAGTCAGACGGCTCAGTACACCTATACGTTCGTCGGCTGGAACACCCAGCAGGACGCTCAGGTGGCAGAGAGCGGATGCACGACCAACGTCGTGGCAGATAGGACCGTATACGCTGCCTACTCCAGAACCACCCGGACCTACACCGTCACCTGGAAGAACAGCGACGGGACCGTTCTGGAGACCGACACCAACGTGCCCTACGGCACCACGCCTTCCTACAACGGCGCGACCCCGCAGAACCCCACGTCCGGCGGCGGCAACTTTGTTGGCTGGTCCCCGGCGATCAGCACGGTCACGGGCAACGTCACGTACACGGCCAGCTACATCCCGACGTATACCGTCCGGTTCATGAACGGCTCTACGGTTCTCCAGACTGTCACGGTCCAGCAGGGCCAGACGGCTAACTTCACTGGCACTACGCCCACGAAGACCGGTGTGGACAACCCCGACGACTACGAGTTCAGCGGGTGGTCCCCCTCGAACACCAACGTCACTTCCAACCGGGATTGTGTGGCTCAGTTCAACTTCATCGGCGTTCCTGAGACCATCTCTGATAGCTGGGAGCAGATTTTCGCCAACATCAGCAACGGGACCTATAAGACCAAGTATCAGATCGGTGACACCAAGAAGCTCAACCTTGGCACCGAGGGCCTTGTCTCCATGGCGATTGCTGCGTTCGATGCTGATGATCTGGCGGATGGAAGCGGCAAAGCTCCCATCACCTGGATTTCTGTCCAGCCCCTGAAGACCGATCACAGGATGAATGCGACCGACACGAATACAGGCGGGTGGGAAGCCTCTGAGATGAGGACATACCTGAGAGGGACTGTAAAGCCTTTGATTCCTTCGACTGTCGCTACTCAGATTAAGGAAGTAAAGAAGTACAGTTACAGGTATGACAGCAACATCGCAAATGCAGAGACAACGGATGATGTCTGGATTCCCTCCAGAAGAGAAGTGAACATCACCAACGCAAAGGAGACATCGGGACCTGTCTACTCGTCTCTGTTCCCCGACAATACGTCTAGGATCAAGACAAAGACTGGCGCGACTAGCGCCAGTATCTGGTGGCTCCGGTCGGCTTACACCAGCGGTGCTAGTAACTTCGGCGACGTCAATACCAGCGGCTCTAGCACCAGCGGCTATGCGTCGAGCAGCTATGGTGTGACCCTCGGCTTCTGCACATAATCCCCACGTGTCTATTTATCTGGCCCCCTTTGTGGGGCCAGATATTCGCACTAGCCCATTAAAACCGGGCCGAAGGCCCGGCCAAAATGAGGCCGCGTAAGCGGCCGAATTTTTTATAGAAATTTTTCGGGCTGTGGTGTACAATGGGAAGCCGAAAGCAGGTGATGATTTTGTCGGTCATCAAGTCCAAAAGAACGCAGTCGGAAATGCAGTTCATCTATACAGCGAGAGAACTGCAAATCTACAGCATCCAGAAGTGCGTAGGATTTCCGAAGCGATACACGTTCTATGTCAGCCAGCCGATTGCCAATGCCGCGACCAGAATCCATGAGTATGTGAAGATGGCGAACAGCATCTATCCTCTCAATGCCCATGAGGTTCAGATGCGGCGGGACTATCTGCTCCGGGCCAATGCGGAACTGAACAGTCTGGTCTCTCAGATCGAAGTAGCCGGAGAGTTGTTTGGTCTAGACCCGAATATTGTAAAGCACTGGATGGACCTGGTGGATCAGGAAATCCGGTTGGTGAAAGGAATGATGAAGAAGGACAGGGAACGATACAGAGATGTAAAGTGACCTGCTTTTCTGGGTTTTGTTCTGTAATTTGCCGTCGCCAGTATCTGGTGGCTCCGGTCGGCTAACAACAACAATGCTAATAACTTCAACAACGTCAATACCAGCGGCTCTAACAACAACAACAATGCGTCGAGCAGCTATGGTGTGACCCTCGGCTCCTCTCTTGCCAGACATAGTAACCCAAGCGGTGAAATCAGAGCAGAAGGAGAGAAGGAGAACAAGACCCTCCGCAATGCGGTAAATAATGCCCCTGATAGGTCCGGGCGGACGCTGCTTGCATGGCGGCGCTTGGTGATAATGCGCCGTTTCATGCCTGGAGACCTTATGCCGCTATATGTAATCACCCGGCAGCGGTACGGGGGCAATTCTTTTTCTGGAAGGGGGCGACAGGATGACCAGCGAAGAAAGACGGGAGGCCCGTTACCAGCGCAGAGTTGCGCGACGGGCAGAAAAGAAGAAGACCGCTTGCGCGGCCTTCGATGACTTCGATACCGTATTTTCCTATGAGAACCTGTACGCAGCCTACCGGAAATGCCGCCGGGGTGTGGCCTGGAAAGCCAGCACCCAGAAGTACATCACCCAAGCGCCCCTGCTGACGCTCCAGACTTACAACCGGCTCCAGCAAGGGAAGTTCAAGTCCAGCGGCTTCCATGAGTTTGACCTGTACGAACGAGGGAAGCAGCGACACATCCGAAGCGTGACCATCAACGAACGTGTGGTCCAGCGTTGCCTCTGTGACAACGCCCTGGTCCCCATGCTGTCCCGGACCTTCATCTATGACAACGCCGCCTGTCTGGAATACAAGGGCTACCACTTCGCCATCCGCCGCCTGTGCCAGCACCTCCGGGAGCACTACCGGAAGCACGGGACGGAGGGATACGTCTTGAAGTTCGACTTCCGCAAGTTCTTCGACCGGGTTTCCCATCGGGTTTGCAAGGACATCATGCGGAGGGAGTTTTCGGACCAGCGGATCATAGCCTTGACGGAGCATTTCATTGATATGTTCGGGGATGTGGGCTTGGGCCTGGGCAGTCAGATAAGCCAGACCTTCGCCCTGGCTTCTGCCAGCAGGCTTGACCACTACGTCAAGGAAGTCTGCGGCATCCGGGGCTATGGCCGGTACATGGATGATGGCTACCTCATCCACGAGAGCAAGGAATACCTGCAACAGTGCCTTGAAGGTATCCGCCGTATCTGCGAAGAGCTGGAGATCACGCTAAACGAGAAGAAGACGCAGATCATCAAGATCAGCCACGGCTTTACCTTCCTGAAAGCCCGGATATTCCTGACTGACAGCGGGAAAGTCCTGCGGAAGATTTACAAGCGTTCAGTGACCAGGGAAAGAAGGAAGATCAAGAAATTTGTCCGGCTTGTTGAAAAGGGCATCATGACCCCCGAGGACGTGTATGCCAGCTTCCAAAGCTGGAAAGCATACGCCTTGAACTTCTCATCCTGGCACACGGTTCAGAACATCGGCAGGCTGTACGACAGCCTTTTCATACGGCCATGGGCCGGAACATACGGTTAGGACCATTTTGTTGATGTCAGCAAAATGGTAGGAATGAAGCATCTCCTCCGGGAGGTGCTTTTTTTGCGCTCAATTCCAGGGGGTGAGATTATGCGTAAGTAGCAGTAGAAGAATAGAACGCCAGACTGGAAGAAGGGACGCAAATGGAACTACTCACAAAGATTGCTCTTGCTTGTAGTAGCATCAGCACGATCCTCACCCTATGTGTGCTTTTTGTGAAGCCAATCAGGGAACGCCTTTTGGGGATCAAACAGGAAAAAGAAGGTCAGCGGTGCCTGCTTCGGAGTGATATGCTCCACGTCTATTACAAGCACCGCGAAGAGGAACGCATCAGACAGTACGAAAAGGAGAATTTCATCCTGGAATATGCAGCGTACAAAGCTCTCGGCGGAAACTCGTTCATCGACGACGTTGAGAAGGAAGTGCGCTCATGGGATGTCCTCTCCTGACCCATGAAGAAGGAGGAGTCAATATGCCCATCACAACTGGAACTATCGTAAGAACTGTCGTTCTGGCAGTTGCCCTCATCAATCAGATTCTGGTTGCGTCCGGCCACTCGGTCATCCCCATCCAGGATGAAGAGTGGGAGGCCCTGATTACCACCGGCGCCACGGTCATCCCCGCTCTCATCGCCTGGTGGAAGAACAATTCTTTCACCGCCGCCGCCAGGATCGGCGACTTCCATATGAGAAAGGCACGGCTCAACGGGCGTGAAGTGGACCGGTTGGAGAAGTACAACAGTAAGTAAAGCTCTTTTTACTTCTCTTTGCTGAAAGTCGAAATAAGTAAAGAAAACATCGAAATCTTTAAGTTAGCCGTCAGAATGTGAAAGTATACTTCGAAATCTCGCTTTTTTGCGAGGTTTCGAAGTTCTTTGAAACTTGCTGAAACTTAGAAAGGAAGTATGCTCTATGACCAATCCCAACGTGAAACTCTCCCCGCCCTGGGCCGAATACTACAAGGAAATCAATGCCCTGTTTGGGGACGATCCTGCCATCACCGTCACCTACGACGAGGAGCAGTACACCGTAACCCTGCGGGTGGAGGACCAGGACAAAGCTGATGCTCTGGAAGCACTGCTGCCGAAGGAGAAGACCTTCGGCAACGTGACCGTCAAGCTCCAGGTCATCCCTGCCAACCGCACACAGTCTCCCCGCCTGTCGCTTTTCCAGAGAGCGTTTGAGGGCAACCCCGTGTTCTCCAACGCGGTTTCCGTTCCGTCGGACATGGGTTTCGGAGCTGAATACCTGGTCTTCAAGAAGAAAGTCGTTCAGTATTTCGTGGACAACCTGAGCGATGTGAACGGCCTGCGGTCCACCCTGTACCAGGAGATCGCCAAAGATGTCTTCGGGGTTGACGCTGGTGTGTTCTTCTCCACGGATTGTGAGGAGGCAGAGTCATGAAGGTATTCATCTCTCAGCCCATGAAGGGCAAGACGGAAGCAGAGATCAAGAAGGAGCGTCAGCTTGCGGTCCTCTCTGCTGTCCGGGAGTACGGGTCCGGCATCGAGATTGTGGACTCGTACTTCACCAACTACAACGGCTCTGCTGTCCAGTTCCTCGGCAAGTCCATTGAGGCCCTGGGCACTGCTGACGTTGCCCTGTTCCTTCCCGGTTGGAAGGAAGCCAGAGGGTGCCGTATCGAGCACACCGTATGTGAGGAGTACGG